AAACGCTGCTAACTCCGCTAAGAACCTTCTAATCGCATCCGTAAGTGCTTTGGTGCTTACCGTTTCTCCTATTCAGGAATCAACTCTAGTAGCTGAAGGTCCAATCGCTTCCGTTACAGCTACTGCTACAGGTAAGATTACTTTTGTACCTGCTACTGCTCATACTGATGATTCATTTACTGTAGAAGAGTTCTATGCTGACATTGCTCAGTCAGAAGTTTACACTGGTATGAAAGTAAACAGCTTAGCTGTTCAACTACCTGCTACTGGTTTGACTACTATTGACATTGGTTTTGCTGGTAAGGATATGACCCAGACAGGTACTAGCCAGTACTTTACCTCACCTACTGCTCAGAATACAAATGGTATTTTTGCTGCTGTAAATGGTATCATGCTTGTTGCTGGTCAACCTGTTGCTCTTATTACTTCTGCTGATTTTAGTATCGAACGCGCTACTGAAAATGCTATCTCAGTTGGTTCTAACTCAGTATCAGAAATCTTTACAGGTCGTATCCGTGTTACAGGTAACATGAGTGTTTACTTCCAAGATGCTGCATTCCGTGGCTACTTCGATGATGAGACTCCAGTTTCTGTAATTCTAGCAGTAAGTGCTGATGCAACTTCCGCTTCTAACTTCGTTACCTTTACTCTACCTAAAGTAAAACTAGGTAGCTTTACTAAAGATGATGGTGAACTAGGTGTTGTTGCTTCTACAAGCTTCCAAGCTTTACTAAATGATGTAACTACTGCAGGTCTACCTGCTACTACAATTCAAATTCAGGACTCTGCTGCTTAATAGCAAAGTAACTTGAGAATAAACCCGAGGCTTTATGCTTCGGGTTTTTTTGTTTATGACTCTTGATTTTATTTTATATTCGTGCTATAATAACTACGTTATTAACAATTGAAAGGATAATATGTCATTAGATTTAGCAAAGACGAACTTAGCGGAAGCTGCAGATGCAGGTTATGAATTTGAACTTAAACTACCCGGAACAGGTGAAGCTACTGGAGCATTCGTTACTGTACGTGGTGAAATGTCAAAGACTGTAAAGAATTATGCTCGGCAGAAGTTTCGAGAGTATCAATTAAAAGAACAACAAGCTAAGCGCAGGGGTAAAGAATCTGATGATTTAACCTTAGAAGAAGCTGAAGAGTTATCAATCGAAACTGCAATTGTTCGCGTTATCGGATGGAGAGGTATTACCAATGAAGGTAAAGAAGTTCCTTTCACAAAAGAAAATGCAACAAATATTTTTCGTGAACACTCTTGGATTCGTGAACAAGTAATGGAGGAATCAGCACAACTGCTGAACTTTCGATGCTGAATCGGTAAAGCTTGCTGTTGAGTACGCCAAGCAAGAATTTGATCTATCATCTAGTTTTAAAGATGGAAATACTTTAAGAGATCAATTAAAAAACGCATGGCGACAAACTGGTAAGAAACCAAAGCAACTTGAAGAACTCTTGGAGTTACCTCAAAATTGTGAGCATGTTTGGAAATGGTTTATTGATTTGAACTCAACAAGATCCAGCAATGGATTTTCACCTAATGCAATTACTTATAATGAAATGCATTCTTATTTTAGTTTAATCAACATGGTTCCTGAAGAGTGGGAACTTGACTTGATTAAACTTCTAGATAGAACTGCAATGAATCACTTTGCAAAAGAAGCTGATAAGAAAAGCAAAACCAAAAACTAAACAAGCAATAGCCCCGTAAGGGGCTTTTATCTTTGTGAATTAATTAGTTTATAAAGATAAAATTCCATCACACAGGAGAATAAAATGGATCTAGCAGAATTAAAATTCGTTGTAAATACGGAAGATTTAGATAATGCAGCAAAGAAGATTGATGCACTAGGCGTAGCCGTAAGTAAAGTTAATAAACCTATAACTCGTGCAACACTTGACACTGAAAAATTAGCAAAATCTCAAGCTGAAGTAGCAGAATCATCTGCTAAAGCTTCTTTAGCTCAACTTAAACTACAACAGGCACAAGAAAACTCAACACGAGTAACTGGTAATTCTACTACAGTACTTGAACGCCAGCAGATGATTCTGCAATTCATGACTGATGGTTTCTCAAAGGGTCAAGCTTCACAATTAGCTTACGCTAAGGCTGCTCGTGCATCTGCTGGTGATCTTGAAGCACTAGGTCAAGTTCTGCAGACACAACGTAAGCTAATGGGTACAGATCCATTTGATAAAAGCATGGGTGCATTACAAAGCTTACGTAATGAATACACAGTTATCAAAGAAGTGCAAAGGCTTTATAACGCAGAATTAGGCTTGAGTAAATCACAGATGGAAAATCTTGCAAAAGAAAAACTTCGTCTAATAGAAAAACTTAAATTAGAAAATGCTTCACTTACCGATATTAAAAACGGTATTATGGAATTGAATGCAGCTTATCTAAAGAATGCAAGTGCAGAAAATGCAATAACTACTAATCTTAAAACTAAGCAAAAAGCTACTCTCGATGCTGCAAGAGCTAATGAGTACATGATCAAAGAATTAGATCGTGTCAATAGATTAACTGAAGAGCAAGGTAATATTACTAGCGCAACAAATAACGCTATTATTAGATTTGATAGAGCTTTGAAAATGTCAGGTTTGTCAGCGGCTGAACAAATTCCTAGATTAGAAGCTTACAAGAAATCCTTAATGGATATTCAAAAGCAATCCGGTAATAGACAAGTTGATTATCTTTCACGCGCACTTGGTCCTCAGATTACTGACGTATTCGTTGGTCTTACAACTGGGCAATCTCCACTAATGGTTCTATTGCAACAAGGTGGTCAGTTGAGGGACCAGTTTGCTCTTGCTGGTGTAGCAGGTAAAGATATGGGTGACATGTTGACCAAAGCAACCTTGGGGATGGTCAGTAGCGTTAAAGATGTTGGTATAGCAGTAGGTAGCGCTCTTGTAGGAGCTTTCAATGCTGCAGGTAAATCTGTTTTAAATTTCATAGGTAATATTACAGGTGTTAATTCCGCAATTGATAATTTTAAACGCATAGTTGTTTCAAACGGTGAAGTATCTTTTGGATATATTGGAATATTGAATACTATAGGTAAAGCTTTTGTTTCATTAGCTGCTGTAGGTATTGCTTCTGGAATTGCGGCATTCATCGCATACGGTATAGCTTTAAAACAAGTAATACAAGAAGAATCTGCTCTTTCTAAATCTCTTGCATTGACAGGTGCTTCATTGGGTGTAACTCAGGATTCAGCATTGCAGTTATCAAAAGAACTTGCTGGCTCTAAAGGAAACGTGGGTTCTTATGTAACCGCTATTACTGAACTTGCAAAAGTTGGTGGAGTTACTTCTGATAATCTTAAAACAGTAGCATCGACAATTGTTCAAGTAAGCAGAGTTACAGGAATTAGTGCTGCTGAATTAGCCAAGAATTTTAGTAAGATTTCTGAGAAACCACTAGAAGGTCTTATTCCTTTTGCCAAAGAACTTGGTACTATAAACATAGAAACTCTAAAACAGATTGATAACTTGGAAAGAGCAGGTAAGAAAACTGAAGCAGTTAAACTTGCCACTGATGCATACGCTAGTTCATTGAAAGATGCAGCAGACACTATTAGAAACGACATGGGTTACTTAGAATCCTTTTTCTTTACAATAGGAGAATCTGCAAAATCAATGTGGAATAGTATTCTTAACTTAGGAAGAAAAGAAACTATAAAGGACAGACTGTCTGAAGCTTTAGGTACTCTTTCTGATTTACAAGCTGGTAAAGGTTTTATGACCAATCAGTATCGTCAAAATTCCATACAAGTTGCTGCTGCAGCTGTAAGTGGTATATTGGATGAAATCGCGGCAGAACAAAAGCTTGGAGAAACTAAAGCTAAGAATTCAAAAGCTGCTGCTGGTTTACCCAAACAACTAAAAGAAAGAAATGAAGCTTTAACTTATTATCAAAACATGATAAAAAGAATTGCTAATATTGAAGCAGAAGCTACGGCAGGAACAACTAGCTTAAATACTGCACAAAAAGAAATGGTTAGTTTATTGAACGATCCTGAGTTCATGAAACAAAGTTTACAAGTTCGTCAAAAAGCAATGGCTGATTTAGTTAGTGCAAGTGCTAAGATTGAACAAAGCAAAGCACTCGAAGCTTACAATAAAATAATGAAGAGTGTTGTCGATATAGAAATCGAAGCTATTGCTGCAGGAAATGATTTAAATAAAGCTGAAAAAGAAAGATTAAAACTTGCTTCTGATCCTGCTTATTTAGCACGTAGTGATGCTGAGAAGAAGAATATACAAGCTAGTCTTGATAGAGCAAGTGCAGTAATTGATGAAGTTTCTGTAGAAAAGGATTTACTCAAAGCTATTGAAGACAGCACAAAAGCTTATAATGATAAACAAGTAGCTAGCTATGATTTAGGTATTACTTCGCGTGAAGCATCAAATGAAGCCACCCGTGCTGCAATAATGGAAGGTCAAGCTTTAGATTATCAAAGTAGCATTCTGTCAAAAACCGAACGCGAAAGAAATAAACTTTTAAAAGTTCGTCAAGTTGAATTAGAACTTCAGAAAGAAATTCTTGATCTTGATAAAAAAGTAGGATTGAGTGCTGTTGATAGAGAAAACTTAAAAGCTGAAGCTGCAACGAGAGCAGCTATTAAACTTGCAAACGTAAATAAAACTATAAACTACGAAGATGACTTAGCAAGAGTTCAAGCATACGGTTCTGCTTTTGAAAATGTCTTTACAGGTATGGCTGATGCTATTGTTGAATTTGCTAAAACTGGTAAGCTCAACTTCAAAGATCTTATTGATAACATGATTGCTGATATTCTTAGGTTTGAACTAAGAAAACAAGCTACTTCAATGTTTGAAGGATTTGGTGGTTCTGTAGGTATTATGAAATCTATTGTTCAGGCTTTTACAGGTACTCCTATTTCACTTAACGCCGCTGGTAACGTATTTGGTACTTCAGGTATTCAAGCATTTGCCAAAGGTGGATCTTTCACCAATAGCATTGTGGATAGCCCTACCATGTTCAAGTTCGCTAAAGGAACAGGTCTAATGGGTGAAGCAGGCCCAGAAGCCATTATGCCGCTTCGTAGAGGTGCTGATGGCTCTCTAGGGGTTGTTGCTGGTGGCGGTGGTTCTAACGTGTCTGTGCAGGTTATAAACAACAGCAATGCTCAAGCAACTACAAATGAAACTACTGATTCAAAAGGTAATCGAAAGATTGAAGTTGTAATCGGTGACATGACTGCAGGAGAAATTTCTCGCAGTGGTAGTGCTTCACAGAAATCATTGAAATCAACATTTGGCATACAGACGCAATTAATTAGGAGATAAAAATGGCTTATACTTGGCCCGGATCATTACCCCAGAAACCACTATCTAACTATTCTGAAACTACTGGTGTATTGGTTATCAGGACACAACCAGATGTAGGTCCAGCTAAAATGCGTAGGAGAGGTCAGCGCCCTGATACTCTAAGTGTTCAATACGATATGAGTACTGCTCAAGTACAAACACTTAGAGATTTTATTCAAGATGATCTGCTTGGGACAATTCGTTTTGAGTTTCCTCATCCTAGAACTGGTTCAGTTGTAGAGGTAAGAGTTATACCACAAGGCGATGGTGCCATGTTTACAACCTCTTATCTACTACCTGGATATTGGCAAGTTTCTTTGCAATTGGAGGTGCTACCTTGAGTCGATTAAGTTCAATGTCACCAAATGCACTGAAGGCAGTATTTTCACCTGATTCAGATGATGATATGATTATTCTGCTAACAGTGTACGATCCATTAGATGATTCGAAAGTGCTTGCTAGACTTGCAGATGGTTTTACTAAAAGGATTTCACAAACGGATGAAGAAGTTATATACGGTATAACCAGTAATTATTTTGATTACATGTTCATACCTATGGAAATATCTTTGCCTTCTGAAGATGAAGCACAAGCGCCTCGTTGCTCAATTGTAATGCATGATGTTACAGGGTACTTGACTCCAATAATCAGAAAAGATATAACTGCTCCACCAAAGATTAAACTGGAATTGGTTCTGAGTAAATCGCCTGATGAAGTAGAAGTATCATTCAGTGACTTCTATATTAATGCTTTTACTTATAATTCAGATTCTGTTACTGCTGAATTAGCCATGACGGATTATGAACGAGAGCCTTTCCCAAAAGATAGTTTTACTCCTAAGTATTTCCCTGGTATGTTTTAAAGGAATATAAATGAATTTTGAAAAATATGTAGGTATTCCTTATCTCAAGAAGGGAAGGGATATTGAAGGTTTAGACTGCTATGGTCTTGTTAGATTAATCTACAAGAATGAACTCAATATTGATCTACCAAGTTTTACTTCTGACTACTCTGCTGGCGACAATGAAAGAATCGAGGAATTGATTGCTCAGTACAAAGAAGGTTGGGAAGAAGTACAAGAACCTGTTGTTGGTGATATTATTGTTTTCAAAGTCATGGGTCAAGAGGCGCACGTAGGATTAATAGTTAGTCCTGGGTACTTTATTCATTGTCGTGAAAATCAAGATAGTGCAATCGAATCACTGAATTCTCATAAATGGAATAGAAGAATTACAGGTTTCTTCAGATACTCCGAGAAAAATAACGCATTATTAAATACAGTACCTCATCCACTTAAGACAGAAAGATATACTGTTCCAGTTATACCCGGAACAACTGTTACTGAATTAGTTGAAAATATTAGTTCCAAGTACAATGTAGCTTGTGAATTAAAAAGTAGAATAAGTATCTTAATTAATACTCGTTTAATCAATCAAGAAGATTGGTCAAGTACTATTATTAATACTGGTGATGTAATTGAATACAGAGCAGTTCCAACAGGTTCTACAGGAAGATTACTTGCTGTTTTAGCAATTGCTTATTTTGCTCCTATTCTAGCAAATCAAGCAGCAGGTGCATTCTTCACTGCTGCAGGTGGCGTAGGTGGTGGTGTAACTGCTTTTAGTGTAGGCGCAGTATACACAGCAGCTTATGCTGCTACCATTTTAGTTGGTACAGCACTAGTTAATGCTATCGCTCCTATTAGACCTCCTACTGATGCATCTGCTAATCAGAAAGATCCAGGTTCTGCTGAGAGGCAATTGATGGTAAATGGTGGCTCAAATAGAGCAAACCCTTATGGTTCAATTCCTGTAGTCTTGGGTAAAGTTAGAATGACACCTTTACTCGGTGCAAATAACTATCTTACTTATGAGAATGAAAGAGACAGTTTTGTTTCAATGCTTTTGATCTGGGGATATGGTCCTTTAGATATAGATACTTCAACTTATAGGATAGGAGAAATTCCGTTAACATCCTACACTGACTATGAAAAGGTTGATTTGCATAGAAAAACAGAACCTACATCAACTGAGTTAAATGCATTCAATGCTATTTATGGAAATGATGTTACTCCAGTTACTGTTTCAACTGAATTAGCATGCGAAGGAAATCCTGAAACTTCAGTAACTCCTGGCCCTTTTCTACAAGCTGCAACTAGCGATGTTGTTGATAGTGCTACAGTAGCTTTGCATTTCCCTCAAGGTCTTCGTAAGATTAAAACTAAAGGTGATGGTGCAGGTGAATCATATGCTACTGCTGTAAGTTTTAGAGTTGAATACTCAGTAGATAACGGTGCAAATTGGTTACTGCAAGAAGTCCTGTCAATTGGTGGTGATGCACCCAAGAAAGATGGATTTACTTTTACCAGAACTTATAAATTTCCTTCTAGACCATCAAGTATGATTATGAAGGTTAGGAGAGAAACTGGTGATAATGCAGAAGATAGTCCTAATTATAGATATTATTTTACTTCCGTATTACAGAGCGTTACTTTTACAAGAAATGCAAGACCTGCAGTTGATCCTTTAAATTCTAAAATAGCAAAGACTGCTTTTAAAATTAAAGCAACAGATCAGCTAAACGGAAGAGTAGAGGGTTTGAGTGCAGTGGTTCAAACATGGTGCAAGAAGTGGAATGGTTCTGCGTGGGTGGATGGTGCTACAAGCAATCCCGCTGCTTTATTCAGATACGTTTTAGAGCATCCAGCTAATCCTAGAAAAATTACAGATGCAAGTTTGCAAATTAACCTAACTCAATTGCAGGAGTTTTATAATTACTGCGAATCAAAAGGTTTTGAATACAACTCAGTATTAGGTGAAGCAAGAAGTATATTAGAAGTTCTAAGAGATATCTGCGCTGCTGGTAGGGCAAGTCCTGCACTTATTGATGGTAAGTGGACAGTAATTATTGATAAAGCAAGGGACAATGTTGTTCAGCATTTTAGCCCTCACAATAGCTGGGGATTTGAAGGAACAAAGAGTCTTCCTAAGAAACCAGATGGTTTAAGAATCACCTATTTTGATCAGGATAAAAACTATCAAGAAAGCGAAATAATCGTTTACGATATTGATAAGGATGAGAATAATTCTTCTTTATTTGAAAGCATAAGCCTTCCCGGTGTTACTAAAAAATCCTTAGTCATTGATCATGCTAAATGGCATATGGCTCAGATTAAGCTAAGACCAGAAGTATATACACTGAATGTAGACATTGAATATCTAGTTTGTAATAGAGGTGATTGGGTTAAGGTTTCTCATGATGTACCAATGTGGGGAATCGGTAGTGGTAGAATTAAACAAAGAGTATCAAGTACTAAGTTAATTCTCGATGAAGAAATGCCAATGCAAGCCAATTTAGCTTATACTATTCGTTTTAGAAATAAACTAGGTGGCTCTGTTGCAGTAAATGCAGTTCCCAAAGTATCCGATGGTTATTATTCGGAAATTGATTTATTAACTAGCGTAACTACAGATGATGCTGACGTAGGAGATTTATTCTTATTTGGTGAATTAAATAATGAATCCCAGGATCTTGTAGTATTAAGTGTAGAACCATCAACTAATAAATCCGCAAGATTAGTTCTTGTTGATTATGCTATAACAGATGAATATAATATATTTACTGACTATATATCACTGAGTTCTTCTACTGTATTTGAATCACAAATTACTCTACCTGCTGTATTGCAGGTGGAAAACTTCAAAACTAATACTCCGAATATTACTGGATTTGTTAGCGATGAATCCGTAATGGAAAGAGTATCCAAAGGTGTTTACAGATATAATATTAATATGTCTTATGTGAATGCTCAGAGTTTACCATTAATTACGGAAAGTGTAGAAGTTCAATATGATTTATTTTCTGCGACAACTTCTGTTAATACAAAATCAATATTTGTGCCTTACCAAAAAGGTTCTGCTCAAATAGCTGACGTAAAAGAAGGTGAGACATATAAGATAAGAGCGCGTTATATTGGAAGAAATGGTAAGGTAGGTATTTGGTCTTCTTATAGTAATCATACTGTAATTGGTAAAAGTAATCCACCTTCTGATGTTACTGTATTTACAGCAAGTTCTGATAGATCAAGTGGACAACTTCTTTTAAGCTGGCAATCAAATCCTGAGCTTGATGTTTATACATATGAAGTAAGAACTCAAAATGCTAACTGGGGTTCTAATGATGCTTTTAGAATCTTCTACGGTGATGCAAATAGATGCTTCACTAAGTTTATTACAAATGGTTCAGCATCTTTTTATATAAAAGCTATTGATAGCGCAGGTAATTTCAGCACAAATAGCACACAAGTTTCCTATAGCTCACAAACTGTACCGAACATTACAGAGATAAGGCATTCATTTGCTGATACTGCTCTTACTAGTGCAACGGTTACATTAGAGTGGGATGAAGTTACAAGTTCTGAATTTGGTATAGATTACTACGAAGTATCTTATGATTCAGTTCTAGTTACTGTAAAAGGAAATACTATTACGTTACCTGCTGATTGGCTTGGTGAAAGAATATTTACAATAAAAACAGTTAATATTCATGGTAAGAAATCTTCTGGTTATTCTGATGATGTTTTCAAAGCTGTACCTAATCCCCCAACTAATGTAAAAACTCAAGTTGTGGACAACACAGTGATGCTTTATTGGAACCTACCAATAAGAACATCTTTACCGATTGATCACATACTAATCAAGAAAGGTTCTTCTTGGGAAACTGCTGAACCTCTTGGTGATAAAAAAGGTGAGTTCACTACAGTTAATGAAAGCACTGGTGGTAACTTTACTTATTGGTTAGTGGCTGTAGATACTGAAGGTGTAGAAAGTGCTCCTGTTTCTGTTACTACATTAGTTGCTGAGCCACCTGACTTCGTGTTTCATGAGCAATTTGTCAGTAGCTTTTCAGGTACTAAATCATCTGCTGCTTTTGACGGTACAGTACTAGCTCTACCCGTAAACACTACTGAAACTTTTCAGCAGCACTTTGCAAGTAGATTATGGAATAGTCCACAAGATCAGATTAATGCTGGTTATCCAATCTTTATTCAACCTACAGGTGGTGCAGGTTACTATGAAGAAGTCTTTGATTTCGGACAACCTCTAGCTTCCAGTAGAGTTCTATTGAACTTCACAGGTAGAGTGCTTGCAGGTGTACCTATAGTTACTCCAAAAATTAGTCTTTCTCTTGACAATTCAACTTATGTGGATTATGATGGAGTTACTGATGTATTTGGTTTAAACTTTCGATATGTAAAGATTAGGATTTCTGTAGATGAAGTATCGGAGGTGGGTGTATACATAGCCTTGTATGAAATTTCTCAACTTACAGTTAGACTTGATGCTAAACTTAAAAATGATGCAGGTAATGTAGACGCTCTGTCAACAGATACTCTAGGTACTATTGTGAACTTCAATAAGGAGTTTATTGATGTACAAAGTATAACAGTATCACCTTCTGCGACAACTGCTGTTATTCCAGTATATGATATCAAAGATGAATTTGTTTCTGGTGCGTATACTGTAAGTTCTAGTACTAGTATTTGCACAGTTATAATATTTGATCACGGTCTTATAACTGGTCAAAAAGTAAAATTATTTATTAACTCAGGTTCTGGTGTACCGGGTATTTATACCATTCTAAGTCACGGAACAAATACTTTTACTGTAAGTATGGCAACACCGACAAACGCAAGTGGTAGCTGCTCAATGTATCCTCAATCTTTTAGAGTTTACTTATTCAACAATTCTGGCACAAGAGTAAGCGCAAATACTTCTTGGTCTATTAAAGGATATTAAAATATGGCGAATCATTTACAGCCTACTTTAACAAGTACTTATTCAAACTTCGTATCTGAGATGGATGCTCGTTTTGATGATCTTGCTTTTCAGCTTGATCCTGCTGTTACTACAGCAACTAACGTGCCAACTAATTCAATCAGATGGAGTAGTGCTTCTAACAAGTGGCAAAAATATAACGGTTCTGCATGGAATGATTTAGCAACTACTTATGCAATTTCTATTTCAGGCAATGCAGCTACTGCTACAAATGGTGTTGTTACTACAGGTACTTATATCAATCCATCTTGGATTACTCAACTTGCGGGATCTAAAATAAGTGGTGCGATTACAGGTAATGCCGGTACTGCTAGTAAATTAGAAACACCTAGAAATATCAATGGTGTAGCTTTTGATGGGTCTGCTGCAATTTCTGTGAACCTGGGTAATTCTCTTACCTTCAATAACGGTGGTGCAGGTTCAGCATCTGGTATTGCGTTTAATGGAGATACTGCTACAACAATTAGTTATAATTCAGTTGGTGCTCCAAGTATAAGTGGAGCAAATGCTACTGGTACTTGGTCAATTAGTATTTCAGGGTCTTCTGCTAGTACAACAGGTAATGCAGCATCAGCTACAAACCTAGCTGGTGGTGCTGCAGGTAGGATACCATTCCAAGGTGGTGTTGGTACAACTGGTTTTACTACTGTTGGAACTTCAGGACAAGTGCTTATATCAAATGGTGCAGGCCCACCCACATGGTTTTCCAAAGCTAGTACAAATACAGTAAGTACTATTGTACAAAGAGATGCATCCGGTAATTTTGCTGCAGGTACTATTACGGCAACTACGTTTAGCGGTGCAATGTCTTCCACTTCCACTGCTACAACTCAAACTGCAGGTGACAACAGCACCAAGATTGCTACTACTGCATTCGTGCAATCTGCTCTTGGTGGTGGTCCAACTGGACTTACTGCTGGTACTAACTACGCAATTTATCCATATTTTGGTATAACACCTGTTTCACCAAATTCAACAATGGGAAGTGCTGGTGTTGGTAATCAAATTGTAACATCATCTTATACGTTAGTTGGTGGTAAATTAATCATTAATTGCACAGGTACGGTGCGAGTGTTTTTTACATCTTGGTATGTTGTTGATGGATATGGTCAGGCATCTAATGGATATTCTAGGGTTTACAAAAATGGCGTAGCAGTAGGAACAGAAATTGGTGGTGGTAACTTTACTACTGGTTCATTTGACATAGCTGTTGTTCCCGGTGATGTTTTTCAATTATATGCTAGGTCTAATGCAGGAACATACTATTTGGCAAACGCAATTGGTGCTGTTATAGGAACTGCTACAACATATCCTCAGTTTACTCTAGGTCAAAGTTATTCATAAGGTTTATACATATGTATTTTATTTCACTTACTCCTGAAAATCGCGTTCTCAATGTCTATAATGAAAATGTCTGGTTAGACGAAGGCGTTGTAGTTTATGCATTACGAGAAGAGGACTTTCAAGCTATCTGGGCTTCTGGTAAAAACGGAGATTGGGTTTATAACAATGATGCACAAAGAATTGTTTATGACCCTGAGCCTATTCCTGTAAAGTCAGCAAATGCACCTTCTGGTGAGATTCCTCAACAAGTACTATGAGTGAACCCGTAGTACACATAGGTTGTGTAGCCAATCTTTATAGTCGCATGATGCATTTTAAAAACGCAGGTGATATAGAGATTGGTCATACTCATGCTTTTGATCACTTGACTTTACTTGCTAAAGGTAAGCTTAAAGTTACGGTTGAAGGCGTATCTACTGAATTTACTGCTCCAAATATGATTTATATTAAAGCAGATAAAGTTCATGAACTTGAAGCCTTGACTTCTGAAACTGTTGCTTATTGCATTCATGCTTTAAGAACTGATAATGAAACAGGTGACATTTTAGATCCAAGCATGATTCCACAAGGAGTTAATCCAATGAGTCTTGCTGACAAAATAGCAATCGGATAAATCAACCTTGATTTTATTTTAATTGCATGATATAATTATATCTATTACGGCTGGCCTTTAATTAGGCTGGCCTTTATTTTTTCTTATTAAGGCGAATTATAATATGTCAGTAGAATCTCATGGCGCATTTGATGCAACAATGGCGGCAATCGGAAGCAAAGCAACATATACAGGAGCTACCACAAGTATTTTAGGATGGGTTATGTCTTCAGAATTTGGCATATTAATCGGTATTGTTCTGGGTGTAGGAGGTTTTGCAGTTAATTGGTACTACAAATACAAGCAGGATAAAAGAGAACAAGAGCTTCATACTCAGCGAATGAAAGGCTAAGATGATTGATCGCAAAACAATAGCAGCACTAACCCTTAGTGCATCTGCACTTATAACTATGGCGATAACCGAAGGTTATAGAGGTGATGCTTACATCCCTGTGCCTGGAGATGTGCCTACAATCGGTTTTGGGACGACTTCTAACCTCGATGGTAGTCCTGTACTACTAGGGCAGAGAACTAGCCCAGAAAAGGCTTTAAAACGCCTTGGTGAAGATGTAGAGAGATTTGAAACTGCTGTTAAGACTTGCGCCCCAGTTCCTTTGCATCAATATGAATTCGATGCTTATGTTTCTATTACTTACAACATAGGTGGAAACGCTTTTTGTAAAAGCACTATGGCTAAGAAACTTAACCAATTTGATTACGAAGCAGCTTGTAAAGAAATTCTTCGTTGGGATAAGTTTCAGGGAAAGCCTCTCAAGGGTTTAACTGCACGTAGGCATGAAGAATATCAAACTTGCATAGGTAAATAATGAAATTACAACTCTGGCAGATTAAAATTTTAATTGCAATTACAGTTCTGATGAGTGCTATCTTTTGGCACAAGTACGAAGTTAAACTTGCTGTAAACAATGCAGTTGCTGTGCAAAAAGCTGAATATAATAAACTCATAGATGAGGTAAAATTAAAAAGCTCAGAAACTGAAAGTCAATTAAATAAACAAGTTTTAAACATGGAGGTTAAAAAGAATGCTGAGATTAAAAATCTTGATCGCAAGTACACTTCTATTGTTGACAGCTTGCGCCAGCGTCAAGAAAGAAGTACCGCAAGTAATACTACCGGAAATACCTGCAATCCAGAAAGCCCCAAAGGAGCTACTGGAGCAGAATTATATAGAGAAGATGCAAAATTTCTTATCGGGTTCGCTAGAGATACCGAAGAATTAAAGATTAGTTTAAATCAGTGCTACTCTCAGTACGATGCCTTAAAAGATAGTTTAGAAAAATTTAAGAAATAAAAATACCCCGTAAGATCCTTGGTTGGAACTTACGGGGTTTTCTTTTGTCTGTACTTATTGCAACTGCAAGAATTCTTTTAGTTGCTCAGGAGTTACATAACCAGATTTACGTTTCATAACTACATTATCGTCAATCAAAAGCAGTGTAGGTACACCTCTGATTGCATAATGAATAGTAGATACTGGATCTTCATCTATATCAATAATATTAACTGGAATTTCCAACTCCATACTTTTTAAAGTTTTCTTGAGTTGCTGGCAAGGGTTGCACCAACTGGCGCTATAAATAACTAGATTTTTCATTAGTTTCCTTTCTTATTGACAAGCTTCGCATTCACCTTTACTGGCTTGAACACCAGCTTGAGTATAAATATAATAAAGTGCTAGGATGTTTGGATCACGGAAAGCATCAGCATGCACTTCAGCAATCCAAGCTGGATCTTCATCTGCTGAAAAGAACAAGTTAAGTGACTGCCACTGGTCAATATACATGCTACGAGCAGAAGCCAATCTTAGCACAGCTTTTTGATTGATTTCAAATGCAGTTTTAAATACTTGCTTTTCTTCATCAGTTAACCAACTTACATGCTGCACAGAGCCTTGCTTATCTGTAATTTCTTGAACGTGTTTCTTGGTGTAAACATCTTTCTTTTTCATTAGCTCAAGTAGTACAGGATTCAAACGATCAATCTCACCTGCAGAAGTAGTTTGATTATAACTCATAGCAGGGTCTGGATTGATACCTTCAGATACACCACCCATTAGCAATGCAGTTGATTTGGTAGGTGCAATAGCAATCAAATGCGTATTACGAATACCATAACCTTTGCACCATTCGGGTTCACCTAAGATTACAGCCATTTCTTTACTAGCAGTTTGTGCATGGTTCCAAATGACTGATTGAATCTCTTGGCTTAATCTATGTGCATCAAAGCCTTCAAACGGTAGCATCTCTTGCATAAACAATGTATGAATACCACATAGACCCAAACCCAACGCTCTACTCTTCTTAGTGAATCGTACAGCTTTTTCTAGACCTCGGATACCTTCTGCTCTTTCTACGAACTCCGAAGCTACACAATCCAAGAAAATAGTTGCCCAATAAGGTGCATCAGTATAAATCCATTCTCTGTACTTAGCTGCATTCATTGAAGATAGCACACAAGTATAAGTATGTTCATCGTCATTGAAAAGCATAATCTCAGAGCATAGCTGCGAGTTATTAATCTTTAAACCACGATCAGTGTAAGTAATTGGTCGCTTAGCATTTGCTTTGTCAATAAAGAAGAAATAGCCTTTGCCTGTTACCATTTTAATCTTCATAGCTTTTTGGAATCTTTGCAAAGCTTCTTGATCATTGCTTTCTAGCTTGTCAATAAAACTCTGACGAATAGTCCATCCTGCATTTAAATCATCCGGTTCTGATAAGATATGATCAGAGATTTCATTAAAATCACCGTGTTCAATATCTAAGTAAAATGCCCACGCACCTCTACGTGCAGTACCTTGTGCAATATTACGCATTGCATTAACGTGCTCTTTAATAACAGGAAGAACTCCACTTGCCTTACCGCCTACACTGATATTAGAACCACGAGGGCGAATAGAGCTTAAATCAGTGGCTGTACCAAAGCCGTACTTGGTCAACATGGCTACTTCATGCAAGTTGCTGTAGAAACCGTCCACAGAGTCATCTACGATGGTTCCTGAGCATGATACAGGCATTCCACGGGTTGTTCCCATGTTAGCTAGTACAGGAGTGCTGGGAGATAACCAACCGTTCCAGAGCAGATTAAAGAACTCTGCTTCAGCTTCAGGAAGCATAGGAACATGCTTTGCTGCAGTATAGGCTATCCTCTCAAACTGACCCCGGACAGAACGACCTCCGGTTTTATATTCGTATTTATCCTTGAACATTTGATACCCAGCAGTTGTATACCACTCAGGAACCATACCCTGCTCTTGTAACTTCTTGCGTTCTGCGCTTAGTTCTTTATAAATATTACTCATTAGTTTCTTTCTTCCATATAAAATCAGCACTATCCCAACTGCGATGATACTGATTACCTAAGCCACTGAAAAAGTCATTAAAGGTGTAGTCATTGATACCTTTATAAAACCAAGAAGAAATTGGATTGTAACCAACATCGTATTCTTTTGCAAAACCTAACTGCTTCAAGCATTCATTTACTCTTGACTGCACGAAGTTCTCTAGTTGATGAGCAGTAATACCTTTAATATCACCTTGTTCAAATAACTTGGCAATAATCTGGCACTCATGATCATACAATGTTTTGGCTACTTCACGAACTTGTTTCTCAATATTTACTTTACGTGCATTAAACTCTTCAGTTGATAACTCAGCTTTCAGTTGCTCAAGCTTGTACTTGAATGCCCAAGCTCCACCTGTCGAATGCATGTTCTCATCACGAACTGAGAAGTTAATACCTCTTACAATGTTCATTAGTTTATTTTTACCTTGAGACTGATAGTGCTTTAAGAACGCAAAGGAAGAATAAAGAATAACTCCTTCGACCATTGAGAAAGCTGCTAAGGAAATCAAATCGTCAGGATGGTCAATGATTTCACCAATGTGATCAACCCTTTGTTTAAGTACAGGATCATTTAGATAAGAGGTATAAAACTCAGGTGTGTCGATGTGCAATAGTTGATTGATCTTGTTATAAAAAGGAGCATGTACTGCTAGTTCAAACATGGAGAATACAGAAGCCATTCTGTGAAACTCTGCTGCATTAAACATGTTCTTAAATCTTCCACCCCAGTATTCAGATCCTGCATGTGTTTCATAAATGCTGAATAACTTCAGCGTAGTGATAACTGCATGTTTTTCAGCAGGTGTGAAATTGACTAACACATCTTGAATATCTTTTTCTACTTTAATCTCGTCAGGTAGCCAAAAAACCTTCAACTGCTGGTCTGCAAATTCTACTGGTTCATGTCTTTCGTTAATTGGCAACAAGTGCTTTTCTAGCATTATTCTTCCTCTGTAATTTTACTGTATTTATCTCTTGCTTCTAATAGCGCCTGAGTATCTTCTGTTAGGTACTTGCTGCGATATAAATCTTCAAGAATCTTACTTCCGCTTGCTTTATCAATTGCTTCTCTACTGGCATAACCACCCTCTATCCAGTTTCTGTCAATTCTTTCTTGTCCAACCCATCGGCTGCAAACTACAATTTCATTTAGTCTATTGCGATGCTGCAAACCATCTTGTCGTTGGTAAGGTTTATTAATATCCATTCCTAGTTTAAATAGTAATTCAGTAAACATTTCTGTTTCTTCTTCAAACTGAAAGGAGTAGTCAGGAAGAATTTTAGAAATTTCTGATTCTGAAATAATGCATAGAGCAACAATTGCACTAGGACGTAGGGGTTTTGTTTTGATCATAAATACTCCTTGGAAAGCGGAACTAACGATTATATCACGGGGTTTGAGGGTAATCAAGGTTGTTGTTTGCAAAAAATAATTTACTTGTCTTATACATTTTAATCATTTTTATCGCACAATAACCAAGAAGTAAAACCTCAAGAATAACAAATATATTTAAAATAATTAGCAGTGTTATCATTTTTTAACTTTCAAATCAGGGTTAAGCATGAACTCAAGTAAAAACATTGCGTTTACAGCCACTGCTGCTAGGTGAGGCATATTTGGTGAAGAACTATCTGCATCATATATTTCACCCTTCCTGTGAGCTTCTAGATGCCTGTAAAGAGCATCCAGATACCTTTGTTCAGCATTGGGTACTTTCTTCCAGTTATCTCTTTCCTTGTACTTCTTTAAACCAATTGTAAGATTTCTTGCGATTTCTTCCAAAGCGTATGAAGGTATCAGACTGTACTGCAGTTTATCCTCATCGTACTTTGTACCGGGAACTTGTCTTAAAATTCCTTCATCGTCTGCATTTGTTATAGAATAATTCTTAATATCTTCTGTTATTGATCTATTAAAAGTAATCATAAATTAACTCCAGTTTTCTGATGAAAGATTAGAAATATCGAAATCTTTAAAACCCTCAATGTTAGGTAAACAATCTTTCAGGTCATTGCTTACGAAATTACTAGGTTTACGAATCTTATCGTTAGAATCTTTGATTACAAATACATCATATTCTGAATTATATGAAACTTTAACATCAATATCTTGTTTGTCATACATTTCTGCAGTTTCAATAGCCAATGCTTCAGTAATAGGATATTTACTGTGATTATTTTCTGCAGTTGTTAGCATTGCTTTACTTACATCAAAACCTAAGTTTTTTAGTTTCTGCAGCATCCCTAAAGTAGTTACAAGAACATCAATAGTTCCATCTAGTACTTCTTCTAGATCATTCTTAGCTAAACCTATACGAGTTTCCCTTAGTTCTTCTTCAATTAGATAATATTGCCTGCATAAGTCTTTGTGCGTAGTTTTTTCATCTTTTCCAGCAATGGAATTAAAAGCATCGCAATCTATTTGAAAATCAGCAATGTTATAGTCATCAACAATAATCATTATTCCTCCTTTTATTCACTAACAAAAAAATCCCGAAGCACGAAGCCTCGGGAGAATTATATCAAATTATCGAGCAGTTACCAAGAGGTTGGCTCGTTTTTCTTTGCAATTTATTACATTCCTTGTTCGACTACGATGACCGCAATCATTGCAAATGACTTCCATGAATTCAGACACTGGTGTAAACACTGAGTTACCTGTAGGATGAATCTCTGCACTACCGCATACAGGACAACGGTGAAGATCATCCTCATGGTAATGACCTGCATTTGGTGGTCGAGTATCAAAGGCACGAAGCTTCATGTAAACTCTTTCAAGTAAAACTACATCTTGTTCATTGTAAGTAACCATATTTTCCAAAGCTTGCTCATCACCTTGCATGCAACGAATCCACAAAGAGATTCCTGTTGTTTCAGCTTTACGACCTACGTTAAGATAGTTTCCTAAAGAGTCAAGTTTGTTGCTATTGAACCTTAGTCCTTTTGCAATCTGCAAAGTATCTAGTACCTTTACAGTTTTAGGTGGAGGCATTGAATGCGAGATTAACCTAGTTTTAAACAAAGGTACATCAAACCTTACTGCATTATGAGCTACTACAACATCTGCTTCTTCGAAAGCATCATACAGAGCGCATACGATCCTGCAGTCATCACCACGGATTGCTTCTTCTGGAGTAAGTACAATCCTTGTAACTGATTTATCACCTAGATATTTCCAGCAAGCCGATAGTAAGAATCCACCTTCTCGTAGCACTGATTCTGTACCAATGTTTTGTTTCCATCGACCAAAGGTTGCAACAATACTTGGTGTGCTTTCAAGATCAAAGAATAGAATCCTTGCTCCTTCTTTCTTATCTTCAACAGTTACTTCTTCGTCATCAACTAGTCTGTTAATAATATCATTTACTGTTGACTTACCAATTCCCAAGAGACTGGCAATTGATCGACTAGATAAACCATCTGAGTTTAAGGTAATTACCTTTTCAATAACTTCTTGTGAGTGCTTCATTCAATATTACCTTCCGTAACTTTACAATCGTCTTTATATATCCAATTTAAAGAATTGAATACACCGTCTTTTTCTCTTGTCCAATAGGATTTATCGTCAATAAATTTCACAATAAACTCTTCACCGACATGTGCATTGTACCACAGAATTTGGTCGCTGCACTTGATTACTTTAATTTTCATTTCTTATTTCTCCTATGAAGTTGCGAAGTATATCATAACTGTAGTCTCTTGTCAAGATTGCCTTTTGAAAAGACTTCTTTCTTTCCGATGCATTTTTAGCTGAAGCTATTTGCATTTTATTTAGCATTTTATCTTTGTCAGCTTCTTTCAGTTTATTGAACTCGGTGTTTATCTTTTTAATCCAACCATTGTGGTAAGGATTCTTGCTAAAGTCCTGTTCAAGATAATCCGCTAAGTTTCTAAGTATATCAGGTAAAGGTTTATCTGTTAACCACATCAAGCATCTTTTATAAGCATTGAAGCACAACCCTTCAAAGGCATTGGATTGCCTATGCAAAGCTGCTCTGCAATGCTGCGTAGTATGATCATGATCGCAAACAGAATCCTTTGGTAAAATCTTTTCTTTTAAAATCGGATCAATACCTTGTTGTTCTTGATATAACTTTTCTTTTTCTTTTTTAATATCAGCAGCAGTGTATAAACTTCTAGTCATTGGTTTTACTCTGCAGAATTAATGATTCCAAATAAGCTATCCTATCTGCTGCTTCTTCTAATAAATCAGAAATCCTATCTGGTTTATTTTCTTGCACTGATTTACGATCTTTTATATTTCTTCTTATTTCGGATCTTTTTCTTAGTCTATAAATTAAGGATTCATGCATTTGGCTGACAATCCTCTTGAGTTTAAAAAGTCCAGAATATTACTCTGATCATCTTTGCTTCGTTTCATGTAAGCGCATCGCCAATACAGATCAAGCATTGTACTCCAATTGGCTTTGTTCTTTTTACCGTGGCAATCAAGATACCAGAACTCGTCAGGGTACAGGAGCTTGAATTCATTGAGCATGATATCCACTACCTCTTGCTCTGTTTGAGCGCCTTCTAGAGCCTTCATAGCCTTTGCAGGACCGTACTTCACGCATGACAACTCATAACCACAATAAGTATCTGCAGCATCACCTGCGAGTGCTTGAAACGCTAAGAACTTTAAACCATTACCTTTGATGGAAGTTTTCTGCTTTCGTAGCTCACCAACATCAGGTATAAGCTCAAGCTTCCAAACCTCTTGTGTCCAATCCAATATACTGACACCTTGACTTTGATAAGAATCCTTATCTACAGTTGCAATTATTGGTATGTTACCTTTTTCTAATTCTTCATAAGCTCTTATTGTAACAATGTCATCTGTTTCAATTTCTTTAACTAACTTAGCACCCCACTGCTTTGTAAGATACTTTCTTGAATCCTGTAAATGAATGGGTTTGATTGAATCAGATCTATTGTTCTTGTAAGGACTTGGTAAAGGTAACTTATGTCTGAAAGTTTCACCTGAACCTAAATACAACTCAATGGAATCGCACCATGTAAACTCCTGAAGTTTTTCAATTGATCGCTTCATTGTAGCTAGAGCTAGACTAAATTCCTTTGGTGTCTGAACATCTTCAAAAGAATAATCCTCTGCTTTGTATTCAAAGCCTTTGCTCTTGAGTAAATTCTTAAGTTCAGTTCTGTTATCAAATTCTTTTTCTCTTCCTGATTTTAAATGCTTTACAATTACTGTTCTTTTTTCTGCAGCAGCAGCATGTCTATAGGCAATTAAATCAGCATCAACTATTAATATCTTTTTTGCCATATTTTCCTTAAAAGAAAACCCGAAGGATTTCTCCCTCGGGTCTTTGATCAACTACGACTTACTTCAATTGCTTTGATAATCTCGTCTGATTTTTCTTTTAACTCATCTACCTTACCTTTTACAATAGCTTTTGCTACTGCACTAATAATGCTTGCATCAAGATCACTTTCTTTTGCTTCGTCTTTAACTTCTTTAATTTCTTCAGCTAAAGACTGCTCCTGAGTATATAGTCGAACGAGTTTTGCAATTGCTTCTTTTTGATTCATTTTAATCCTTTTTATTAATAACTGATTTACTCAACCATGTGGCATTAAGCACAATAACTGCTAACCAATTCCAAAAATTATAAGGAATTGCAAGCACTGGAAAGAGAGAATTTAAAGCCCACAGAATTGCTAGTGGTCCAAAAATAAAGATTAAAACACAAATTGTTATTAAAAACAAGATGCTGATAATATCTGTTGTACTTTTAGTCATAATTGTGTTTGGTTTCCTTGATTTCAAAATGGCACATCCTCTTCTTCATCTAACTGCACCTTTGCCTTTGCTTTAGGTTTAGCTTTCGCTTCAGTTTTAGCAGCAGGTGCCGCAGAACCAAATTCTTCACCGGGATTGTACTTGCTACCACTACCTTCAGTTTTAACGTATTCAACTAAGTCAGTAATTAGAATGTTTTTAAGTCGAGCAACATTTCCTTTTGCCATTTCCCAAACATCAACACTCATTGCACCTTTTGAACCATTACCAACTAGCACCGTAGAAGTAACATCCTTATGTTCACCATCTTCAGGTACAAGGATTTTTGGTTGATAGATATCAGGAACATCTTCACCGTTACCCAGCTTTGTGTTTTTACGAAGAGTAATAACGTATTGTTTTTTAGCACTTGGGTTTGGTGCTGGTGTTTTATACTTTGCTTCAAATTCAGAAGTTTTTACTGCAGTCGCAGGTTGTTTAGGGTAGTCTTCATTCCAAGCATCTGCTGTATCTTCATCCACAGCAATAGACGCTTTCCATTCCTTACCTTTAGTTTTTTCAAAGCAGTCAACGGGGTTTTGAACTTGTACAAAAAGTAAAGTTCCTTCAAGTTTGCGAATAGGCATAATTTCCTCCAAAAGTGTTTCCAAAAGTTTACTACTTAACACAAGTAGCCAGTGTTTAATGATTATACAACAGATTGACTTTCATGTCAATAGTTATTTGTGGTGAAATCGACAGGACTTGAACCTGTAACCAATGGATTATGAGTCCACTGCTCTAACCAATTGAGCTACAATTCCTTATTTATACTTCAACGTATTCAGTCCTTAATACTTCTTTTGGTTTTACAAAAAACCAATCGGTGTATTCAGAACCATTATATGATTGATACCAACCATTGAATTTAACATAAAGAAAATTAGATTCTTCAGCGCCTGTGAATTTATAAACTGACCAGTATTGATCACCCATACCTTCACCACCAAAGCATTCTGTGTGTTCAAATGCAATATTATTTTCACGCAGTTTATTTTTAAATTCAATTACTTCTTCACTATCCCATTTACTATCTTCATTTCCAATCTCTGAACCAAAAAATTGATTTAAGATATCAGAATCTGCGTTTGATAGAAGTTCTTTGATTTTATCTTTTAACATCATTTGTATTTCCTTTAAATTGAATAGTTTTTAAATGTCTGGCAAGTAACTTGCAGCATTCTAACAAAATGCCAATGAGAAAATTCCGTATTATTATAAGACGAATAATTGCAATTAATACGAATATAACCACCGGATTGATAATTGCTCAAATCTTTTACAGCAAGAACTACATAAGTAGGATAATCACTAAGATCACATATTGCAACAATATTATCATTATAAGTGCTGTTATGAAAATCATTATCAAAAGAAGCAGAGTTGTACTCTACTTTAAAATCATAACTTTCTAAGTATTCATTCATATCATAAATAAAATCCGTATCTACTTTATGCCCTGTTACATGTTTGGCAAATGTTTCGTGATTTTCTTTGACGTACTTGTCAAAAACAAGCTTAAATCTTTGTTCCCAAACAAGTTTTTTCTGCAGTTCTTTAATTTTTTCTTCTGATTCTTTTCTAATCTTTTCAATCTCTTGTTCAACTGTCATTTGCAATTGAATTGCTGGAGCTTTAGCTTTAGTTACCATTGTTTAGTTCCTTTCTTATGTTTTCAAACTTTGTCTTGCAAAATAATTCATTTACTTCTGGATAATAATCAATTGCATGATCTCTAAACCAACCGCTGCAAAGAGTAGTGCAGATTTTATCAATTGCCTTAAGATATGAATGCCTTACTGAATACTCCCAATTCCTTGGAACTAAGAATCTTTCAATTGCAATAACACTTGCTTCTTCAGCAACGCATTTAGTTTTATCTTCCAATGATAACTTATCCCAAAGATCGCGTTCGCACCATGCTTTACTCGGATCACTCTGAAGGCGAGTATACAATGGTTTGTCATAGTAAGCAACAATCTCATGCAAATAATCATGATCGTATTTTTTAACAACATAATCATCAAAGAAATCCTGCACGGATTTATTTAGCTTTGGATAACCTTGTGGAAATTCTTTCATGGTTAACTCAATGCGCTTTTGTAAAAAGGCTTCGATTTCATCATTATAATTTTGTCTCTTATAAGGAATCATTTGCCTGTGATAATGCGTAATGTGCTTTTGAAAGCTAATGTTTCTCCACAAGTGACTTCGCTTAACTGCAGATAAGCCCCAAGGGTTTACAACATGCAGTTCAATACCTTTGAAATCAATTACGCAATCATCTCTTGTAAATCTTTCAAGATCAGCATTGTTCAATAAACAGGGTCTATGCCACTCAGCACCTTCAATTGGTTCTGTGCTAATAATATCCCAATCTGTATTGCTTGAAATTTTCATTTTAGAATTCCAGAAATTAAGTGCCCTAGAACCAATTAGCATTGCTTTCATTATTACTCCTGATTTAAACTGGTGCGCCCTGAGAGATTCGAACTCCCGACATGCGGTGTAGAAGACCGCTGCTCTATCCAACTGAGCTAAGGGCGCATGCATGAATTATACATCGGATTCTTCGTTCTGATCAACTTTTCTCAAAATATTTTCTTTTATGTCCAGCCAAGCCAACAAGTTCAGATCACTCTTTGGCATGCTCATGCTGGATCTTAGCACACCTTCATCCCATTGTTGTAAAGTTTTGTATTCATCGCAGTATTTGTAATGCATAGCACCTTTCGTTGTCAGCGGATCACAAGCTTCTCGGCTTCTTGCACGTAGTACTCAAAGTCAAGGTCTGAATCAAAGTCCTTCATGTTGTTGCATGTTTTGACTTTCCATGATGTATCAATACCAAGCCTTCTATCTGAGTCGTCTTCATTTGTTTCCAATGCTGGCATGAGCTTTATCAGCTTGCCACCAGATGCTGAAGGGTAATACCTGCAGATGTTTTGCTGCTGGATTACTCTACCATCTTCGAATTCTAGCACAAGTTTTGAACTACGTGGAACTTTTGTTCTTAGCATGAAGTCAAAGATGTTTCCTGCATTGAAGTGCTGCTCAATAAACTGCCTTGTGCTTATGCCAGTGGTCATGCTAGCTTCTGCTGCCATAGGAATGACAAGTGCTGATTGATTTTGATGCCAACCTAAACCCTCGTACTGATAAGCTCCTTTGCGTTTAGTCTTTCCATTTGTATAAACAGCAATGTAATTATTTACATCACGAATAATCATCTTGGAATAATCAACGAATTCAAGTTCTAGCTTTACATCTTTTTGCCACTGATCACAAATATCTTTGTACTGCTGTTCGCTTTCTCTGAGCATTGCAACTGTCAATCCATCTGTATTTAATTGCACAAGCCTAAGTGACTCAATACTTAGCAAGCGATCTGCAAGCATCAACAAAGACAACTGACCATTGATAGTGATCGACATTGTGAACTTAGGATCATAGAACACAGAGAACTTATCATTGCTCTTGCCATAAGTGCCATTGAGTGCAAGTTTAAGCATTGCATTTTCTGCAGTATTCTTAGCGTAGGACTTTCGCTGCACGTACATATCTTGATAAATATCACAGAACTTTTCACCAAGATGCTCAGGATAAATCCTGTTTGAAATAGCAATATTTGGATACATAGAACTTACGTCAGCATCCCTGAGCATGTAGCTCTTTGTTTCCTTAACGATCTTTTCACTCAAGGATGCATGCACACCACCTACTCCAAAATCAATCCTATAGCCATCTACAAGCACGTTTAGAGTCTCGGCATACCTGTAGCAACCCCAATAGGATTTCTTCGGTATACGGGCTTTCTTTTGCTTCTTTGTGAAGTCAGGTGATCCGTCTTCATCAAGAGGGTATTCCATTACATGATTACCTTGTGCATCAAACAAGTACTCAGTAGCTTTTAGCTCTTGTTCTTCAACCCATCCTAGAGGATACTGCTTGAGAAATAACTTAAGCTCTGCGTCATCTGGTTTGCTTTTAAACTTCTTTCGTTTAATATCAAGCTGAGCGTACTTAGCTACATTACCAAGTCTGTGCTCTTCAATCTCGGAGAAAACACCTTTTGTTTCAGTAATTACTTGCTCACCAAACCATTCATAGATTGCTTGAAACTCAGGTCTTGTAAAGCTGTAGTAATTAAACAAGCAGTCTTTAATCGCAATGCTATCTCGCTTGGTTTGCTTAATAACTTTTTTACCATCTTTGTGAGTATGTAAAGCAACACCTGCTTTTTCTAGCTCAATTTGAAAATACTCAGCACCAATCTTAGTATCATCAGCGTTAGTAAAGTCCTTGTCTAGTTTCTTGCTTAGATCATCCCTGAAAGAAATCTGATTTTCTGATTCGTTATAAAAAGCAAGAGTGCAAGCAACATCATGCTCGTTGTAGGATTTAATCCTATCAAGCTTTTCATCATCAAGTTGTTCTTCAATATCATAAGGAAGATCTTCAATATTGTCCAGGCGCATATTAAACTCAAGCATCTTCAAACCAGTGGCTTTTGCTTTGTTATTAAAATGCCAGATGCGATAAAGGTCAACTTGCTTTATGTACTCATCTGCAGTTTTTACTGTATAGCCAAAACCATCGTTTTTAAAACTATCAATCTGCCTTTGTGCCCATTGAAATACTTTAGCAGCCAGAGCTTTACCTGTCTTTGGTAAAACATCTCGGTTTTCAATAAGCTTGTGAATGATGGGATAGTCAAACCCACAGGAGTTAAAACCCACAAGGCGATGATCATTTTCATGAAGATAGTCAAGGCATGCCAAGATGCGATCTACTTCATTGATGCGGCTGGAAACCTCAAAAGTCTTCTTGAACTTAGCATCTGCACGGATGATGCTGAAGGTAAACGCATGCTTGTATGTCTCAATGTCCCAAATCCAGTCTTTTGTTCGATCCATGCTTTCCTCCAAATAAACAAGCCCCAAGTCTATCACAACTTGGGGCCAAAGTCAACGATCTGTGATCAATGACTGTTCAACCAGTCATCTAAGTTGTGCAAGGTATGCGTGGAGTTATCGTAGTAAATAAAACCAGCAGGACCAGTTAGACCACATACTCGATTTTTTGTTACGCTAATTTCTGTGCTGTTTCTAACGACCTGATCATCTGCCATTTTATCTCGTTTGAGTAAAATATTTGCTGAAGCTGATTTAATAATAGTGCTAGAACCCATGATGTTCTGTTCACTATCTGCACCATTTTGACCAGCAGGTGTTTTACGCATATGATTAATAAAGATGAAAGTAATGCCGTGGCTTTTAATAAAACCCTTAGCCCACTTCATAAACTCAGCTTGTTCTTCATTGGATAAACCATCTAGAATATCCTGAAGAGGATCAAGCACGATTACTTTTGCACCACAAGCAGATACCAGTTCTTCAACAGTATCTTGAATCTCTTCAATGCTACCATCACGATTATCTAGCAGATAAAATCTTGAATCACCATCTTCTTTAATGGTAAGTTCTTTTGCTTTTTCAATAACCTTATCTGTGCTTAGATAAGCAATCTTTTCATCTTGGCTTTCAATCAAAGCAAGTTTCTTTTCAAGATGTCTTGATAGAAGTACTTCACCGTATTGACCTGCATCTAGTTCCATAGAAACAATACCTACAGTATGAGGTGAATTAAAAATCCAGTAGTAAATCAACTCATTGACAAGTGTAGTTTTACCAACACCTGTATCTGCTGCGATATTAACAATATGACCAAGAGGCATTCCACCTACAAATAACTCATTTAGTTTTTGCATAAAAGGTGGAAATGGAATTTTAGCAACCACAGACTGACCCATGATTCTATCATACAGATTACTTGATGCAAGAACTCCAACTGGTACTTGTTTTTTAGCTGAATAAAAATCACTAATGAATGCGTCATCTTCGGCTTTCTCAAGATATTCGTTAGCATCTTTATACCGCATTGGCATAATTTTAACTTTACCTTTTGGTAGAACTTTTAAAATCTGTTCAGTAGCAGTTTGTCCAGCCTTATCATTATCGTAAGAGATAATAATATTATCAAACGAATCAAAGAATCTAAACTGAGCAGCAATTTGCTTGTGAGAATTTGCACCTGTAGTTGGACTAACAACTGCTGTTTCAAAACCCCAACCTTTTTTCTCATTGTACTCAGAAAGCATTTGATAAGCTGACAATGCGTCAAGTTCACCTTCAGTAATTATGATGTACTTACCACCTCGGTTGAATTTAAACTGCATGAATAATTCGCAGTCAGCACCAGTTCTACCTTTGGAGTAAAAGTTCTTAGGTACTTCACGAATCTTGTAACCAACAAGCTGACCATCCTGTGTGCAAGGATAGTACTGCTCAATAACTTCATCTGACTCTTCTGAGTAAGAATGCCTGACACCAAACTTAGTGTAGATACTATCATCAATAGAACGAAAGCCATTTGCCTTTACTGAAGTGCGGGATTTAATATCCTGATTCTCTTCTGGTGAAATAGCAGGTTTGGTGCTTGGTTTAACTTCCATGTTTTCTGATTCCTTTTTAATACCTGATCTTACTTTTGATGACTTCTTTGAGTTTTGTTCAATGAACTCATTCGATGGTACTGTATGTTCGCAAACAAAACAGTGAGAAGAATCATCAGCATAAATTGCTTTACCATCTGAACTACCGCATTTATCACAACTTGTATGCCTGATAAAATTCGCCATTTAACTCCTTATAGTTTATTCGTTCTTAAGCAACCAAGAGTTTGAAATTGCTTTAAAGCTTCGATAATCAACGCTGTTGCTCTTAAATACAAGACCTTCTCGCTGGCAAGTATTCAATTGCGATTTACCTTCAGCTTGCTCAAGGATTCCAGCAATGCTTTCACCAACTAGCGAAATGCTTTCAGCTAGGATAGGTACGTGGTTTAATCCAAGACGCTCACAGGCAGCTTTAAGCTGAATTGGCAGCAAGTATCGCCCTGTGGAGGTATTGTACATATCGTAAACATAAAAGTCAAGCTGACGTTTGTATGAATTGCCTTGGATACCTTCACCAATCATCTCACCTTGGATTGCCATGCCTAGCATAGTATTTCGGCGCATGACACCTTCAACATCGTATTTCCTAGCTACTTTCCAAAAGCTGTTTACTTCGTCTTCCTTCAAGTCCAAATTACGTGAGCATACGTGAAATACTCCTTCTGCATCTAGATAGAAAGTGCAAGATGAACCATCTAGCTTTTCAGTAATTGACCAGTCATCATCTTGATATTCATTATTGAATTGTTTTACAATATTTTGAATTCGCTCCTGATCTGTCTTTGGTACTAGCGCAGGAAAATTACCTCGGGCCATACCAGCGAGTTGAGCATTCATTGGCTTTTCCCACTTGATGATACAAAGCTCTTGTGTTACATCTTCACCTTCTTTTACCATTGATTCAATATTGGAGTTATCTGCCAATGCAGTTAATCCCAGCAACAAACCTTGTGATAATTGACCACGTAGTTTTACAGTACGCAGGCGCTCACCCTTTACACCTTCAAATACACGAGGTTCTTTATCTTTAGATAGAAAAGGTGCAAGCTCTGTAGGAACCCATGAATCAATTTCTAGGTAAATAGCAAGAGAACCTGCACTGAACTCGCCTTTCTTTACTACAACTTTCCAGCCATCAACTACAGCTACTTCAATTGCATCAGCGCCCTCAATAGCTTCAATAGCTGAGATTTTACGGATTGTTGCAAGTTTACGTTCTGTCATTTGTTTTCCTTTTAAAATATAATTTTGTAAAATAAGAAGTTGAAGCCATTGATAGGTTTGAATAAATAGTACCGAAAGACAAAAACATAATAAGTCCATCAAATACTTCACATAAACCAATTAGCATTAGTTCGTACTTCCTGAGTCTACTACCTGATTTTCTAAGCATAATTACTCCTATGTTTCCGTCAAAATATCACAAATCATCTTTGTGCCGAATACCAACCAGCACAGGAAATCTCGGGACACTGTAGCCATTACCTACATCAAAGTACTTTACCTTTGCTAGCTTGCCTTTGAGTTCGTTGCGCTCAAGCCATAGTTTAGCACGAAGATCATCGGTAAAACCACTTCCGCAAGTAAAAATCAGACCTTTTTCTGTCTCCAAGATCAAAGCCCCCATTGTATCCAGGGGTATCATTCCAGCTTTAGCAGTGCTGCGTTCAGTTCGACCTAGCTCATTTGTCTTTGCTTCATTTGAATTATGATACTTTGGCTCATACCCAATGATAAGAAATTCTTTATCTACAAAGCGTTTAACCTTTTGTAGTTCTGGTGTTTTAGTTCCAGACCTTCCGCATTTGTATTTACCGCATGCATCTCGTAGCATAATACCTTCAGCACCTTGAGCAAGCATCTTAGCTTCAAACTCTTCAATATCTACTAAGTTATTAACAGGATAATGCTCAAGTAGTTTTACTCTATCTGGTAAAGCACCAAAATCATTAAGTTGCTCAAGTCCTGCAAATCTAAATCTCCAATAAGAAAAATTAGCATATTCATCAAAGATCCAGAATGCGAAGTCAGGAGTACCATCTTGTCGCATTACACCGCTTGTGCTTTGATTAAACACATCAGGAGCGTTTTTATCACCTACGATAAGCTCACCATCAACACCTTCAAGAACCTCGGCATGCTGCTTGAAATAAGCCTGAATAGAAGCATTAGGGATTGGCTTTAGACTGCGAGAGTAACCTACACCACCAAATACAATGCATCGAATACCATCAAGCTTTTCAGACATGTAAAGATTTTCTGGTTGTACTTTTACTTTACTTTGCTCAATTGCAAGCAAAGGTTTAAAACCATCAGGAATAGCCATAAGATGATGCCTCCAAAATTTCTTTAAGTTTAATACTAATATTTCCAAGATGAAGAAGACGATCATTTTCATCCAGAAATCCACCTAGAAATGGTTCATCTACATAATCATAAGAGTATATAACTTTACCACCTACATCTGGAATACTGCAATATAAATGCCCGTATCGTAATCTAACATATGCAACTTGATATATTGAAGCATCTGCAGCAAAATAAATTACATCATACTGCTCAGGACAAGCAGGGCATGTACCTATAAATGCGAAATCATTAAACATATAATCAGGTTCATTATATAAAAATTCACCAACATATGGAATCATATCTCTCCTTTGTTTTCTGATATTTCAATACAAGCTGCACTAATTCTAGTAACATCTTGTTTTTGTCTTAGTTCAACAATGTTTTGTCTTACTACTGAATTGCACAATGATTCTGAAGTAATAACAGGAGAAACCATAAAACCGCACTCAAGTGAAGTGAAGCAAACAAATATAATAGCTAAAAACATTAATTAGCCTTAACTACAGAAAGTATCATATTAATACCTTGAATAACTTGCATTTGCTGCATTGGGTCTAACTGATGCCAAGCTCTTCCATCACCGAACTTAGAAGATACCTGCTTCCAGAAAATTTCTACATTACTCATACTCCACCTTCCTTTCTTGAACAACGATAATTTAACTCTTTTTTAAATAACTCCTCAACATAAGTATCCTTTATGTGATCTTGAGTTTTTAAAATATTCTCAATGTGGTTTGTAGCCATATCGCACAAAGCAATGTATATACCTTTAGGTGCATGCTCTTGATTTAAACCGTATGATTTCCACATGAATACAAATCTAATTTTATTTTCAAATGAATCATTGAGATAAACATTTAAATCCTCGGCATTAACTATATTTAATGATCTACGGATATAATCATTGCCACCATCAACAATGTATATTTCAGAAGTAACTTTATCTTTATGCTCTTTGTAATCATGCCTGTGATAACTTCGCAAGTAAGTACCATCTGGAGTCATGATAGCATTTCTAATAATTATGTCTTCATCTTGCATTACTTTTTAATCCTTGGGTTAATGATTACGCTGGGGCTCTTTCGCATCTCTACCATGTGCCACATTGCGTCAGTGCGGCTGCATGAGTAGGATTTTTCAACAAGTGTACCATCCTTTTTGACTTCTTGCCAAAGAATTTTACAATCTTTTATTTTTTGCATCAGTACTCCATGTCAGAAATTGTTGCTGGCTTATAGATGGTGTTGCGTGTCTCAATGCAACCATCCTCGTCTTTTTTCACTATCGCTGAAGTTCTCACGTTGTTTGCACTACCCAAAGCAGGATGGTCAACTACGAAGTCAAGGTGAGCAACCTCAATGTCTTCATTGTACAACCATTTTTCAATTCTAGCTTTACCTAGATATAAAACTACTGGTTTGTTACTGTTAGTCATAATTTAACTCCTTTAATTAATTAGTTAGTAGTAAAAATCTTAGATAATTCTTAGATTTTAATTCCTGAGTTTGTCATCCGTCGCTTGTCCCTCCGCGCTGCCCCCGCAGCCCCGTTGCTACGAATTGTACACGTTAAGAGCATCTTGTCAAGCACTTTTTGCAAAAAATTTTTACACCCAGGGGCTTGCTTTCTTTGAAATCCGTGCTATAGTCTCGTCTTCACAACAACTTGGAGGAACCAGCATGATGCTAAAGCAAGAATTCAACTCTATTGTAAAGCGACTTGAGCTTGACAGCGAAAGAGATCTCTATCTAGCTGAGATTGTATGGGAAAAATGCGAAGCTGTTCATGGCATGCGAGGCACACAGACACCTGCTCTTCTAAAGAAGCCACCCGTTGACCTGAGCAATGACAAAGAGCTTAGCAGATCAGAGCTTCAGTTCTTGACAGGATTTCTTCGTGACATTCAGCACATCGGTTACAATTCCGTTTATGCACTTAAGCAAGACATTCGAGATGAATGGGAAAGGTGCGATTCAGAAAATAAAGATTCTTACAAAAATTTTAAGGAGTTAAATAAGCTAAGAACATTGCACAGGGCTGTAAAAAAACAAATGAACAAACTTTCTCTAATTCAGAATAAACTAAAGAAAATTCGATAATGAAACCAAAAAAGCGTTATACTATTGTTGCCACATGCTTTGATCGAAAAGGAAGAGTAATTGGTTCAGGAGTAAATGAGTATCACAGAAGTCATCCTTTAATGCAGGAGTTTGCTATTAAAGCAGGTGAGTCAGAAGATAAGATTTACAGGCATGCCGAATTCAATGCGGTCCTTTCTTCAGGTAGAAAAGATGTGCATTCAATCCTAGTGCAACGCTTTCACATAAATGGAGATATGGCTAATGCAATGCCTTGTCCAACATGCCAAGGAATGCTAAGGTCATTTGGTGTTAAAATAGTTCGTTATACAACTGATGAAGGAATTAAAGAATATGAAATTACCTAAATTTTACAATCCATTTAAACCACACATTGTGGAGTTTGAAAGTTCTAAATTTGCTGTACGTAAATGGGACAATTTCGGATGGGTTTATAAAGAACACACAACATACGAGAAAGAAACTCGTATCTCATGGTGGATGGACTATGGTTGTGCTCAAAGATGGTGCTTTGTTGATTCATTGCAAGAAGCAGTTGCTTTACTTAATAAAACTTGGGATAAAAATAAAGAAAAGATCAACAGCATGAAAGTGGTAGAAGTTCATGGCTGATCAAATAGAACTTGATGGAATTTACATGGGAACAGCATTTCTTCATGCAATGCTTTCAAAAGCCACCAGAGCTAAGGTAGGAGCCGTTTTAGTAACTGAGCAAGGGGTGACACTCACTGGCTTCAATGGAACGCCTACAGGTCGTCCTAATGAATGCGAGTACGAAGTTCATTATGTTCAAGATGAATTTCCTACCATGCTTACTAAAGAAGAAGTCATTCATGCTGAACTTAATTGCATAATGAAAGCTGCTAGGGAAGGTATAAGTTGCATCAACGCTTCAGTTTATGTTACACTTAGCCCTTGTGTAAGATGCAGTGCAATGCTGATACAAGCAGGCGTAAAACGAGTTGTGTATTTTGATACATATAGAAACACAGAAGGTATTGAGCTTTTAAAAGATGCAGGTGTAATTGTGGAAAATTACTCCATGCAACATAAGTAATAAATATGCTTTCACTTTATTTAATTCGTGGACTTCCGGGTTCTGGTAAATCCAGCTTTGCTAGTACTTTAAAAAACTACGGTGTAGTGGATGAAGTATTCGAAGCAGATGATTTCTTTACTTCAATATCTGGTGTTTATAATTATGATTCTTCAAAAATCAAAGATGCTCATGCAATATGCAAAATGAATACCAGATATTTTCTATCACAAGGGCAGTCTGTAGCAGTATCTAATACTACAACAACTGAGTTTGAAGTAGGTGCTTATGAAATGATAGCAATTGAATTCAATGCTAAGTTGATAAGCGCAGTTATCGAAAATAGGCATGGCAACTCAAGTATTCATGATGTACCAAATGATGTAGTTCAAAAAATGAAAAATAGGTTTTCAATAAAATTATGCTAAACACTTATGATCAGCAAATCAATTTAGTAAATCGTGGATTAGCTATTTTGAAAAACGATGGTAAATACACCACTTTTAAATACTCACGTAAAGCCATGTATGATTACTTGTGGTACAAAGAACCTCAACTTAAGGAGTGCAGAGGTCATGTGTATGAGAACGATACGAAAAAACTTGTTCAGGCAGCACCAACAAAATGCTTCAATTATCTTGAGCGCCATCATTGGAGTCACCTACCATTAGATACTCCAGTTGAAATGCATAAGAAAATCAATGGTTATATGGCTTGCGCTACAATGCACAATGGTGAACTAGTTGTAAGCACTACAGGTACAACTACAAGCGAATATGCAAAGTGGGCTAGGGAGTTATTAAATAGTGATTACAAATTGCATAAGATGCTTGCACCAGATATTACTACACTGTTCGAAGTTATAGTACCGCAAGATCCTCATATTGTGCAAGAACGCGAAGGTTTGCATTTGCTTGGTATGCGTGAAAAAAATACAGGTAAATTTCATCCTCTAGGTGACTTCACTCATTGTACTCTTAAGCAAGCAATTTCAATTGCAACAGAAGATCGTGGTGAAGGTTTTATGATATATCCAATGCTACCTACTGGTCGTTATGATTATAACAATTGCTGCAAACTAAAAAGTCTTTACTACGTAGATAAGAAAAAATTGATGCGTATGACAGCAAAGAACATAGAACTGATGTATACTCGGACAGCAAATGCTTTTGATTATCTTGGTCTATCAGAAGTGTGGAAGTTTGCACCTAATCTGATAATTGAACATCATTCGAAAGAGGCTTGGTGCAACATGACAGATCAGCAACGAAGAAAGTTTTTAGAATACATAGAATAAGGAATAAAAGTGCAAGGTCATAATTTCAGTAAAACATTGCATGCAAAAGGTATGTTTGTTTATTGCGCTAGATGCGGATTAGTTAGACTAGGCAATCGTGCAACAGAAAAGCAAGTAAATAAATCCTGCATAGGGTTACGTGAGCTTGAAGATGAAGAATATCTTAGACTTAGCAATATGATTAAAGGTAGAAAATGAAAAATAAAACTCAAAAAGTTTATGCCGTGTGGTCAAACACTGATCTAACAGAAGGTCGTGGATATGAATACGCAAAGTATATTTGTTGGAACGAAGCAACTGCTATTCGTTTATCAAAAGGTGCTTATACAATGGGTAGCGATGCTCGTGTCAGAGAAATTGAACTAATCTTTCATAATAATTACTGGTGTGGTCCTGTGCTTATTCATAGTCCAAATGCTGCAGATAATGAAATAGAAAAAACACTGGAATTAAAACGCAAAGCAGCACAAGCAAAAGCTGATGCTATTTTAAAAGCACAAAATTTAGGTTTATCTGCAGAAGATGTTGCTGCATTGAAAGGTTGATCAAATGAAAACCAAGAAATTATGGATTGTTTATTGGGAAGACAATCGAAATGGTAATTCTGAATTTGTAGAATTGTGGTCTACAGAACAGTTAGCACAGGCTGCTGCAGAAAAATACGAAGAATCACATGCTGGTGTTCTAACTTTTACATACGAAGAAATTGAGTTAATGAAATGAAAATATTCACCAGTGATTTGCATTTTGGGCATAAAAGAATTGTGGAATTTACTAATCGTTCTAAGGAATGCTTATCTCAAGAAAACCACGACAGATGGTTAATTGATTTATGGTACACAGAAGTATCAGCAGGTGATACCGTTTATCATCTAGGTGATTTCTCATTCTTTAGTAAATACGATGATGTAGCCAATGTAGTTAGTAAACTAAAAGGTCAAAAGATTTTTATCAAAGGTAATCATGATAGAAGAGATCATTTTGATCAATTAGTAAAAGATAATCTTATTGAAGCATGGTATGATTATAAAGAAATCAAAATAGCAAATTTCTCTGTTGCGTTATTTCACTTTCCTATTGCATCGTGGCATAAACAATCCTCTGGTTCTTGGCATTTACATGGGCACTGTCATGGAAATTTCAAGGATTCTAAAGGTAAAATGCTTGACGTAGGTATTGATTCGGTATATAATATGCATGGAAAGCACAAATTTTTAGATGAACATCAGATTAAATACATGATGGAATTCACGCCAATATATCTAGCAGATGAACACAGAAAGGATTTAAGTTGAAAGTAAAATTAGTAGGATATACTCAACCGAGTAAAGAGTTTATTGAGGACTTTAAAACCGCAAAAGAGTTAGTTGCTTATTGCGCCAGGGTTAGTAATCCAAGTAATCAGTTGAATAGCGAAACAGCAGATAAGTTACTTAATTATTTGAGTAAACATAAGCATTGGTCGCCGTTTGAAATGGCTTCAGCTACCTTAGAAATTGAAACTACTAGAGATATCGCTAGGCAGTTCTTGCGCCACCGTAGCTTTTCTTTTCAGGAGTTCAGCCAGCGATACGCTGATCCAACAAAAGACCTTGAGTTTGTTATTCGTGAAGCTCGTCTGCAGGATACTAAAAATCGTCAGAACTCAATTGAAACAGAAAACCTTGCACTACAAAGCTTTTGGGAAAACTACCAAAGGAAAGTAATTCAGCATGCCACCGATGCATACACATGGGCTATTGAAAATGGTATTGCTAAAGAGCAAGCTAGATGCGTATTACCAGAAGGTAATACAGGTTCTAGACTGTATGTTAATGGTACAATTCGTAGTTGGATTCACTACATTGAAGTACGTAGCGATGAATCAACTCAGAAAGAGCATCGTTTGCTAGCTCAGGAAATCGCCAAGGCTATAAAGGAAATCTTTTAATGAAATACGAAAAAGTGAAAAAAGAAGTGCATTATAAAAGTGCTAGTTATAAGCAGTTAGTTAAAAATATCTCAATAAGTTCTGGTTATAATTTATACGAAGTGCAAGATGTTCTTAATCACTTTATCGGTCATACTCAGCAAATGCTAGCTGAAGGTCATAGGGTGAAGATTTATGGTATCGGTGTGATAGATCTTCACAAAATGAAGGTAAAAAAAGTTCTGAACAACAGGGAAATAAGCTATACTACATGTCGTCTGTCACTTTCGACGGATAAACCGATGATGAGATTTTTAAAGGAGAACTACCTTGCAACAGACCCCTGCACCAAAGAACTGGCCCTTTCCGATTCACAACTCTCAGAGGACACCGGAGAGTCAGAAGTTGCTAGACAACAAGAACTTTTCTGAGAATAAACCAAAAACAATTGACTTGAGTGACTGCGAAGAAGCTCTACTTTAAAGGCACAGATGCAAGATTATGTAGTTAGCGTAGAAGAAGTTCTTAACAATAAAAGTTTACCATCTTGGATATATAAATGCGCTTTTGAATTACAAGTTCAATCATATTTACCAACAGGTGAATTCTTTGAAAAATTAGATGACGAAGAACTTCTGCATTTAAAAGAATGCGCTGAGAAAATAAGAACCAAGGATTTTACTAGTTTTGAAATCAATGACATAGAGTCACAAAAGAATCTACAAAATCTTTGCTTGCTTTGTTTTCTATTAGCTCTTGGTGAAGGTATTGCTGAAATTAATCCAGAGGCATTATCTTCTATGCTTGAGTCACTTTTTATGCTAATAGCAATTGATGGAATGCATAGAAATAATATATTGCAAGCAATTCGTAAGAATTATTCTTTGTTGGATTCAACTAATCCTGTTGTAAAGGGGAAGAAATGAAAGTAAATATTGGTAAATATCCTAAAACTGGTTCATTAAGAAAAGTATCAGTAAAAATTGATTCTTATGATACGTGGAGTGCAGATCATACATTAGCGTTAATTATTACTCCATTATTGGAGAAGATAAAAGAAAAAAAGTACGGCGCTCCTTTGGTTGATGATGACGATGTACCTGATGAATTAAAATCAACTTCTGCTGATAAAAAAGAACATGAATGGGATACGGACAGTAATCATTTTAAACGCTGGGATTGGGTATTGGATGAAATGATTTACGCTATGCGTGAAATATCAGAAGATAATCCCGGTCAGCATAAATTCTTTGATGATTCTGATTTTATAGAATCTGACAATCTTTTTGATCAGCTTGACAAAATGAAGGTTGATATTGAAGGTTTAGATGCATATCATGCAAGAATTCGAAATGCATGCAAATTATTTGGTAAGTACTTTCAATCTCTTTGGAGTTAATCATGCCTAAGAAATTAAAAGAAATTGATACTACTTTAAATAATTACGATGATGACGTTGAGTTCTTATCTAAGAAAGAAGAAAAAGAAATTCTTTACTGCTTAGAAAGTTATAATCAATTTAATAATGAAAGAATTAACCATGATTAAAGAAGAGTTTAATCGATCTTTGATAAAACTAGTTCATGAAGCTAACGCAAATGAATTACCGATAGATGATGTGTTTGAAGTGCTAAATGCACAGCGAATTATTGCAGAAACAATTCTTCGCCTTAGTATAGAAAAAGCTTATAAAGAAAGGTTTGTATAATGAAATACGTGGTAAAATGGAACAATGGATACTGGAAGGTATTCGATCAGGTCAGTTACAGCGATGCAATGCTTTGCAATCTTAAAAGCGAAGCAGAAAGTCAGTGCAAGCGATTGAACTCTCAGGAAAAGCGAAAAGCTTAAAAACATATTTCTCACAGGGTCTTTTACCTTGTGGGATTTTTTAGTGCTATACTACATGCTCACCAACCAACAGGAGTCTTAAGATGACAGAAGATGCAGAAAAGTCAGTATTTGTTAGCAGCAAAGAATACGAAGTTCTAATCCTTCGTAACGCTTGCTTTAAACAACTTTATGATGTAGTTCGTGTTGATTTCTTTAAAGAAGAAATTGAGTATTTGGCTAAAGGTATTGATTTTGTGGATGCGGTAGTTATTGTTGAGGAATTTGAAAATGAAATCGAACATGCGTGATTTTTTTGCACAATGCAATAAGGATGAACTGCGTAAGTTTCGTAAAGAACGCGATGATGAAAATCTAGCGGATCAGAATCGGCGCAAAGAAAAGAAAAAACAAAAGTACATTGATGAAAGACGCAAACAAAAACGCAATGAAGTATAGATTACTTCTAGTATTTGTTTTAATCTCAAGTATTTTTATCACTGCTTATTTATTCAAGTTAACTCTTGAAGAAAAGATTAGGATAGAAATGCTTGAGGAATTTAAACAAAAAGAAAAACAATGCATTGCTACAGCTTTGTATCACGAAGCTAGAGGTGAAGGTGAGCTTGGTATGAAGGCTGTAGCTAATGTTATTCATAATAGATATAATCATCCTAAGTATCCTAGTACTTATTGCGGAGTCATTAATCAGCATAAGCAGTTTAGTTATACTCTGGAGAAAAAACCAATAGGTAATGATTTGAAAGCATCTTTGATTATTTCAGATGCAAATAAAAAAGCTTATGATAAGGCTGAAGAAATTGCTGATGATTTAGTGCAAGATAACTTCAAGGGATTTTTACCTAGTAATGCACTTCATTATGCTACTACTAGAGTAAAAAATTACTGGACTAGAAGTAAACATGTAGTAATGCAAATTGGTAATCATAAATTCTATGCTGAAAAGGAAAAGAAATGAATGATCGTGATATTATGCAGCAGGTGCTGTCTGCGGTTGAATGGATTGCCAAACAACGTACTGGGGGCATGATCCAGCGTAAAGCAACTGAAGTCATCACCGCACTGCGCGAGAGGCTGGCACAGCCAGAGCAGGAGCCTGTGGCGATTGCCTTGAATACAGGAACAAAGCAAGGTGTGAAGTGGCTGAAAAACGTAGAGCATGGTGAGAACCTTTACACCACCCCACCCGCAGCACAGCCAGCACAGCATCCGGTAGCGTTTGTAAACGCTGACCACTTGCAAGGCTTGACATTGGGGCATTACGGATACGCTGAAATTTACACAGATGAATCGCAAGGGCGAGTACCCCTCTACACCACCGCACCTGCAGCACCAATGACTGAGTTTGAAGAAGCTGTAGCTGCTTGCGACAACACGCTGCATTATGCTATTGACTATTGGCAAGACAGGGCGATGAAGGCAGAGGCACTGCTAACGCAGCCAGAACTAACCAACCAATGCGGTGAAACCTGCGAGAGAGCCAAGTTGTGTGCAACCTGTGGGGGAATGCTTTCGCAGCCAGAGAAGCAGGCCGTGGCGATTGATTGGGACACCAAAACTGATACGCCCATCATGGGCTACACCGCCCCACCCGCAGCACTCACGCAGGAGCCTGTGGCGTGGATGTACCAATGCACCGCAGATAACTCAAGGCCGGTGCTTTTACATCAAAAACAAAATTGGGCAGAAAGCGGTACAGGACTTTGGGTGGAATCACCCCTCTACACCACCGCACCTGCAGCAGTGCAGGAGCCTGTGGCGTATGAGTACGGCGATGAATTGTATTGGCACACAAACCCTGCACTGAACGATTACATCCGAGACAACGGGAAGGCTTTGGTTTATGCCACCACACCCGCAGCAGCGCAGCGCACATGGGTTGGGCTGACGGATGAGGAAGAAGATGCGGCGTCTTTACGCCCAAGCCATCGAAGCCAAACTCAAGGAGCTAAACAAATGACAAACAAACTGAACAAAATGTGGGCAGCACTAGCTGCTTATCAACCCCAAGCCGATGCCGCAGGGCATGGAAAATCTTGGGCGCGGATGTGCAGTGAGAGGACTGCTGCTTCTGCTGATGCTGCTGCTGATGCTGCTGCTACAGCTTATGATGATGCTGCTGACGCTGCTTATGCTGCTGCTTATGCTGCTTATGCTGCTAATGCTGCTGCTGCTGAGTGGTCGTGTAAGGCGATTGATCGCATTAACAAAGTGCTCAAAATACAGCCAGCACCCGCAGCACCTGTGCAGGAGCCTCGCGGGTATCAATGGCTTGATACATCAGTGTTCCGTAAAAAACTGCCGGAAAACGCCGAGCCTGATGCGTGGAATGCCCTCTACACCACACCACCCGCAGCACAGCCAGAACGCGATCTGATACGCCGAATGCAGGGGCAGATTGAGAGGCTTCAAGCGGCACTACATACGCTGCCTGACCGTGGACTTTCCGCGATGGTAGCCGGTCAGTTGCAAGCAGCACCAACAAATAAGCAATGATACGCTGGTTAGGTACAATTACTTACCTCATCAGCATGGTTCTTACTTCTTTAAATATTTATCCAATCAACCTAGTTTTTGGTGCAATCGGTGCTATACTGTGGTGCTTGGCTGGCTTGCAGTACAGAGACAATGCATTGATTGTTGGTGAAGTTGCATCTAGCGCAATTTATATTTTTGGTTTAATTGCATGGAGTTTAAAATGACTGAAATGACTGAAATGACTAAAATGAACGAAAGAATTCAAGAACTTGCTGAACGGGCTTTTCATGAAACCGCTTTGTATGGTGGTAAACAAGGTGAGAAAGGTTTTGACCAACGATACAGCGAAAAGTTCGCCGAGCTAATTGTTGGTCATGCTACGGAATGTGTGCGTGATGTTCTTCGTGATGAAAATTCAGAGTTGAGTTATGCTGCGGCAACACAGGTTCAGAATCGTATTAAAGAGTTTTTTGGAGTTGAAGAATGAACGAACGAATTAAGAAACTTATTGAACAAGCCACTAGCATTGAGTACGGTGCAGATAATGGTTTTGACCGTGTGACTTTTGATAAAGAGAAGTTTGCTGCTTTGGTTATAAAAGAATGCAGTGAGTATCTTTGGCATTATGAACCTGAATGGTATTACACCAAAGAAAACAAAATGTTTGAATTTTTCGGAGTTAAAGAATGAAGATAGAAACAGTAACAATGGATCGTGAATTTCCATTTTGGGTTGTTGCTGAATATAAACCGGGCAAGCGAGTTACTAAAGATATGATAACTTTTGATACTAACCGTCCGGATGTTCATGTAAACAAGTATGGCGTGGTACTATTCTATAATACTGATACGGCACTGATGTTGTTGGAAAAAGATTTCGGAGTTGAATAATGAACGAACTATTAAATCTACTGTTTACCCAGCGTGATCAATTTTCTGCAATAGAATTTGAGTTCTTGGTTAAGTTGATTGAAGATGGTACTATTGTTTCTTTTGAAGAACTTGCAGAATATGGAGTTGAAGAATGATTTATGTTGTAACTGCTTTCAATGCAATCATTGTGTTGTTTCTGTTGTACCTATTGGTATTCCATTGTAAATGAGGAGTTGAAGAATAATGTGGCAAATCTATAGAAAGCGACCAGACGGCACTCACTTGGATATCTGTGGTGAGTACTTTGACACCGAGCAAGAAGCCCAGGAACGTGCCGAGTATCTGGATGATGCATGGTTAGCAATGGGTGATTATCATTGGGTGAAGGAAGTAATATGAACGAACGAATTAAAGCATTAGCCGTCGAAGCAGACTTCATGCTTTGTGAGGACGATCACTTTTACAGCGAGGGCCATTCACAAAAAATTACCAAACAACTACAAAAGCTCGCCGAGTTGATTGTTGGGGAATGTGCTGAAGTTGCTAATGCACATGACTGTAATCATTCTGGCAATGATGGTGCAATTTTGAATTATTTCGGAGTTAAAGAATGAAAACAATTTACAAATATACTCTAGATGGGTCGGTGTATATACCACAAGGCTCGACCGTTGTGCAAGTTGGTGTCCAGGATGGACTTTACTGCATATGGGCTGCGGTTGATACTGATGCTCCTGTCGAAGAACGGGTTTTTGTTGTAGTCGGCACAGGTAGCGAGTTAAGTGACAATATGGTCCATGTTGGTACTGTGTTCGAGAATCCATTTGTATGGCATATTATGGAGTTAATATGAACGAACGAATTAAAGAACTGGTTGAGCAGGCTACTCCAAGACCTTACCGATCACAAGGCTTCGGTGGGGAACCGACACACATCTATCCAGGAACCCTTGACCAAGTAAAGTTCGCTGAGTTGATTGTTAGGGAATGTGTTGAGATTTGTGATAATACAATTAGTGATTTGGATGGTTGGTATGCTGCTTGTAAACAGATTAGGGAACATTTCGGAGTTGAATCATGAACATAGATAAAAGCGCAATATTCTCGCAATGTGTCTACGATGTAGATAATCGGTATGTTGATTTAAGGATTGAGCCTACCTTTGGTGATTCGTTCATGCTTATTATGACGGATGCATCCGATGAGGAAGAATCCAACACCGAGATTGAACTCTTTCTCACAAAAGAAAATTTAAAAATTATAATTGACCGTTTGACTGAGGTTTTGAATAATGAATGAAATAATTAAAGAACTTGCAAATCAATGCGGATTTAGAAGTAATCCTGATATATATGATCGTAATCAATCATTTGATATTCCAAAGTTTGCTGAGTTAATTGTTCAGGAATGTATCGGCATCGTTAAGCAAAGATGGATTAATCCTGACGAAGATGTAATCGCCGAAGAAATTAAACAACATTTCGGAGTTGAAGAACTGAAAAAAGTTGCACCTAAGTCTAGATGTAGTGTATGTGGTACAACTGAAAATGTAAAGTATATGGGCGGCTATCAACCTTACCTATGTGATTCAGAAGATTGTATTCCGTTTTAAGGAGTTGAAGAATAACCACACAACTTAGTCAACTATTGTTTTTTCTTAAAAAACTGTGCTATACTTGCATCATCGCAACAAGGAGAGCATCATGGGATACAAAGTAATCGCAGACAAGACAGAGATGGACATCATGCGCGTGAAGTACAGCCAGCGAGAAGGTCTTGAAGGACCATTTAACTTCTACGGTAGGGTTCTTTACTACGACAACAAAGAAGGTCAGTACTACGATCCTACTACGGATTTCTACGTAGAACAAAGTGAAATGAATGAGCTTCTTAAGTAAGGAAATGAAATGCCTAAACTCCTGATAAAAACACAAATTTATGAAAACTACGGTTATCGCTGGAAAGCCAAAGGTGATTCTGATTATGTAATTAAGAATTTTGATTTTAGCGCCAATGAAACTAATTTAATTGTAAGTAAGATTCGTTCAAGGATTGAATACAGCAATGATTCTTTTATTGAAAAGATTATTGACTGGAAAATAGTTCCTGATGAGTATCTTACTGAGTTTGAACAAAGTCAGTTGGATTATGAAGGCTTTATTAAATATAGTCCTGTGGAGTTGTTCCTTGATAATTTAGGGTATTTCACAGAAGATTGGGAACCTTCAGATGAATGGTTCAGGGAGCAAGCTGGATACAATAACCCTAAAAATCACTCAGGTATTGTTTTTCCTTAAAAATCCTGCTACAATGACTGCTCATCAACACAGAAGGTCTTCATGATAAAATACTACAGTGAAAAAGTTCGCAAGGTAAAGGAAGGTAGCATCATTACAATCCAAATCTTGAAGAATGAAGAGTGGGTTAAGTACTGGTCAACTGATGAAAGGAGCAATGATTATGCTTATTCAGAATCTACCAAAGTAGCAAGTAACTTGATATCAACAATGAGTTCCGTTAATTCAGCTAATAAACAAAACTAAGATTGGTTTATAATGAAAATTAAAGTTAACCTAATTGATCCTATCTCTGCAGGTAAATTCTCTGAAGAAGAGAACAGGGATTGCTCTGTACGTGCATTGGCAAATGCTGCTGATATTGATTATGATGAAGCTCATGATTTACTTGCTTATCATGGAAGACCTGATAAAAGAGGTGTTGATCATAAAACACTTATGAGTGCTTATAGAGATGCAGGGTTTACTAAGATTAAAACTTTTGGTACTACCAAGATGGCTTGGCATTTTAACTTTAATTACAAAGATATTATTGAATCAAAAGAAAAAGGTATTACGCTGGATAACTTCTGCAAGAAATACAACAAAGGAAGATTTATTGTTGTATACGCTGGGCATGCTCTTGCTGTTGTCAATGGTAGCATAATTGACAAATTTTCAAATCTTGCCAACAAGCGCGTGACTGTAGCTTTTGCTAAAAGTTGGAAATAACCCTTCGGTTTAGTCAACTACAGGCACAACGTAATTTTTCTGCTATAATTTAACCTTCAACAACTTCAAAGGAATTTAAAAATGATTTACTCCAAGTCCCTCGCTAGCATCATCGACAACAGCAATGGCAAAATGCTCACCGTTACGTTCATCAAGAAAGACGGTACTGAGCGAGTTCTAAACGGTCGTATTGGTGTAACAAAGTACATCAAAGGTGCTGGCACTAAAAATAAACCAGATGAGTTCATCAGCATTTATGATGTTCAAGCAAAAGGATATCGAAGTGTAAATCGCAGCACTATTGTTGCTGTTCGATCTGCAGGTATTGAAGCTTTTGCTGTGAGGTAATAAAGCATGAGTCGAAGCATTATTCAAATGGCGCTGGATGCTGGGTTTGAATCCAACTCCTTGGGAATGACTTACACAAGTGGGAGGCTTTCCGACTTGCTTGAATGCTTTGCTGCGCTTATCCGTGCAGATGAGCGATATCAAGCTCAGGAGCGCGTGGTTGACTTGTTTGCAGATATGGAAGACCCTTATTTACCAGACATTGTTGCTGCGATTATGGGGAAATAATGTCTGACTTTTTTACTCAGGTTATTTTCCTTCTTTGTAATTTGTGCTACAATAAGTTTTCCAAACAACAGGAGTCACTGATGCTAGAACTTCAAGAAATTTATATGCAAGCGGTTAATGCTGGTCTTAAAGCAGTATCTGAACTGGAAGTACAACCAATGGTAGTTATTGATGAAGATAGGAAATTTTCTTATTTTGTTTCAGATGGAGCATGTGGATTTGCATGGATTCAGATTAAGCCAGCAAATAGCAAGTTTGTAAAATATTTGAAAGAGCAAGGTATTGGCAGGAAGTCAATATATGAAGCAGGTTATAGAATCGGTGTATCTGAATTTAATCAAAGCTTGCAGAAGAAAGAAGCTTATGCTAATGCATTTGCTGAAGTACTTCAAAAGCACGGCATCAATGCTGTTTCTAACTCACGCATGGATTAATTATGAATAAAATAATTCAAGAACTGATCCAGCAGTCAATGGTTGAATATCAATTTCAGAATCGTTTTAGTCCAGAGAAGTTTGCCGAATTAATTGTGCGTGAATGTGCTAGAATTGTCAGTAATACTAACTTGGAAGATGTTGATGGTGGAGATAGTGCTGTGCTAGGGGCCGCCCGAGAACAGATTTTAGAACATTTCGGAGTTGAAGAATGAAATTCAAATTTGAAATGAGCGATGCTTGGGACGACGACTACATCATCGTCATAGAAGCCAAAACTGAGAAAGAAGCGTGGCACATTGCCACGATGATCGATGACGATGCGGTGCCAGATAAACTACTCGGAGTTGAAGAATGAACGAACGAATTCGAGAGCTTCTGTTACAGGCTACCACCCTTAACGGCCCATTCATAAGGTTTAAAGTTGACCAAGAGAAATTCGCCGAGTTGATTGTTAGGGAATGCGCTGGAGTATGTGAAGACTATCGTGGTACTGAGTGGGGTAAAGCTGCTGAGTGCATTGGTGACAGCATTAAAGAGCATTTTGGAGTTGAAGAATGAAATTGATTTTATCATTATTTACAACATACATTGTAGCATTCACAGTTACTTATGGGCATTCCTATCATCAAGTTGGTTCAGCACTTGCTGTACACAAAGCGATTGGAGCATTCATTTCATCAATGTTCTGGCCTCTTTATTGGTCTGTTCAAGTATGGAAATAGGAGTTAAAAAATGAACGATGAAATAAAATTGCCAGTTGAAGTACGGTTAGTGGTGAGAGATAGAGCTGTGGAACTAGATGATACTCACGAATTGCTAAATCATTTACAGGATATTGTAAATGAATGGTATTGGAAATATGTTCCTACTATCCCATGCAGTGTAGTGTCTAAAGGTCGATGATGAACGAACAAATCAAACTACTTGCTGAACAAGCTGGCTTTGTACTCTGGAAAGATGAGGATTATAATCCTGGGGATATTATTGATTGGAGTTCTCGTTACGATAATGAACTTCAAAAGTTCTCAGAATTACTTATAGCAAAATGCATTGAAATATGCAACAAGGTATCACAAGATGCTGATATTAAAACCAAGAATAAGTTCTTAACTGAAGCTGGTATTGTACTTCATGAAGGTATATGGGCAGGTGCTAAAGATTGCCAGTGCAGTATCAAAAATTATTTTGAAAGTGAGCAATAAATGCTAAATCAAAAAGTAGATGGTGTACCTGTAATATTTGAGCATGAAATAACTGCTTTGTTTCGTGATGCTCCAGTTACTTACAATTATTACAGCGTTGAAAAAACAACAGAAGTATTAAAAAACCTAAAATCATTAGGTAAGAAATTCATTCATAAAGTTAGTATTTATAACCTTCATTGATATCACTAAGGAGAATAGTATGCAAATTGAGTTCGTAAAAGAAAATGCAGATGGTAGCGCAGTTTATACCTTTGACATGACACCAGAAGAGAAAAATAGCCTAGTGCTATATGGTATCAAATGCGCTTTAGAAAACGCAGCTAAAGAAGCTGAGACATGGAACCCTGAGAACTTGCCAGAAGATAGCGAAGAGATTCACGCTGGGTTGAGTGACTAAACGATTAAGAATAAAGACCTTTGAGTCCCTGTGGGTATATCCTGCAGGGACTTTTTTGTTGTATACTTGAGGCTTCAACAACAGCATTAGGAGTTTTTATGAAAGTTGCAGTTTACTTTAATCTTCGCAAGAAAACCTTCAGCGTTAAAGCACTGCAGGGTATTAACAAAGGTCGAGTGATTATTCATTCCGATGATGTTGTGATTGAAAATGCTGAGTTCAAGGTTTCACAAGCTGGTCGCAATCGGGTGCTGCAAGAAAAGCGCAAGAACGTGCATGCTTATGTAGTTGGTGAGTTGAAGTCAACCGTGCATCAGGCTTGTATTGCAGATGAAAAAATCACGTATAATCCATACCTGTACAGCACCTTTGTTACAAGCTGCAACAAGACAGCAGTGCATAATGCAAAAGAAGTTTTTATGATTTGCAGGGATAAAAAAGCTGCAATTTTTGCGCGTTGATATAAATACGTGATACAATAAGTCTTCAACAACAGGAGTTCTCATGAAAACATACAAGTTCTACGCTGACCCCGGACATGGCTGGCTTGCAGTCAAGATCAGTGAGTTGATGAATCTTGGTATCATTACGCAGATCAGCACATACAGCTACATGAAAGGCAGCACAGCTTATCTTGAGGAAGACTGCGATGCAGCTTTGTTCTTCAATGCTTACAAAGACAAGCATGGTAGTGAACCTAAGCATAACTACAGCCATGCAAACAAGCGCAGTCCTATTCGCAGCTACGACAGCTACAATAGGAACAAGGCAGTGGATTTTGCTCTCACGGAAATGAAACAAGGAGTTTAATCATGGCACATGTATCTGAAGAAGTTATTGCTAAAGCTCGTACTGCTCTCAAAGTTCTGAATAAAGAATTTGGAGTAAAGTCCACCCTTAGTGGTAAAGGTGGCAGCACTTTGCATTTGACTATTGCAGAAGGTAGGATTGATTTTATTGCTAATTACTTGCAGAACATAAATGATAAACGCGCTCAGTATTATTATGATACTGATTGGATTATTGATTCAGTTACAAAAAAACAAAACATCGGCGTGAATCATTATCATCTTGATAGTTTATTTTCTGGTATTGCATTGGAATATCTGGAGAAAGCTAAAGAGATCATGCATGCAGATCATTGGGATAAATCAGATATCATGACTGATTATTTTTACTGCGCTTATTACGTCAATATGAGTATTGGTCGCTGGAATAAACCCTACAGGTATTTGCTTGGTTGATTAGAAATAAAATTAATTCAAAAATCCATAGCCCCTTTCGGAATAAAAATCCGCGAGGGGTATTTTCATTCAAAAAGCCGTTTGGGGTTTTAGCTCAAAAAGCCGCGATGCTCTTTATTTTTAAAAAGCCGCTTGGGGGTTCATGCAAATAAAATGACTTAGAATAGTCGGTTTTTCGGCCCAACCTACCAGTAGGTAGGCTACCTATCAGTTGGTAGGTGACTAGACCGTTCAGTCACAATCTGAACTGTTCAGTCAGAGACTAGACCGTTCAGTATAATTATGACCCTTCAGTCACAATTTGAACTCATCAGTCACAAAATAGACCGTTCAGTCAGAAAATAAGTTATGCACAGAATATTCACAGATTATGCACATATCCACAGGCAAGCAATTATCATGCCTGACTTATTCACAGGTTCTCAGTCTTATATAAGACTAAAATTGTGCATAACCTTCACTGCAGTGTGAATAACATTTTTATAGGGGATAGGCTTAGAACGCGAGAAAATGCCCCAAAATCGGTTTAAATCACTGGCATGATAATTGTCTGGCATGAATTTTGCTCTTCGCGTGCGTGCGCATGCATTATTTATAATGAGTATAAATTGAAAACAAAGGTTTACATAGGGTTTGTCCCTATGCAAATAATTCAATTGTGGTAACGAAACAACACATTTACCGATAGAATAGACACCATGCACTGATCGAGGTGCTACCCCATAGGGTAAACCCTATAGCACCAAAGTGGTGCGCGTTCGTTAAAAATTAATATAAGCTAAAATATCATATTATAACCATATATTAATTATGTGGTTATAGTAGGGTGATTTTACCCGGTTTTGATAATGAGATTCAAAATGAAAATATGGTTCTACGCTCAAATTGACGAAAAGAATGCTAGGTTTTCAACTGCAATTAAAGCAATTAATAAAATGCATGCATTAATTGAATTTAAGAATAAATATCCTCATGCAATTGAAATTCAAATTCAGGAATAATCAAATGACAAATGAAGAAATTAAACAAGCAATTGCACATTATCAGTTGGAGTATATAACTACAATCGCAATTGATAGTATGGATTATGATAAACTAAGTTTGATTATTGCACTTGCCACCGGAAGAGTGGCAACATCACAAAACATTTTAGAACTTGTATGTTTATAATTTGATTGAGTTTTATAATGCTTAAACTAAATATCATTATGTGGTTTGTCATTATGCCGATACTGGCATACTATAATTAAATCAACAGATTATAACCCTTGAATAATATCAGGGGTTATAGTCGGGTGATTTTACCCGGAATTGATATAGGTTAATATCATGGCAAAATTCGAGAAAATCAAAGGTGTTTATTCTTTCGATGATATCTCAGAGAACAGTAAACCCGGACAATGGTTTATTGATAATGGTAGCATAAGAGCACAGTATTTAGGTAGGACAAAATCAGGAACTATTGTAATGAATTATAAAAAGTATATTGGCAAAATTGACTTTCCGCATATGCTTGCAAATCATCATTTACGGCAGTTTGCCATTAAATATTCTAAGTAATAATTAAAATCTTCGCATAATATCTTAGATTAACTCTAGGGTATTATGCGGCTGATTTTAGCCGAATCATTGAAAGTATAAAAATGCGCCTTATTTCCACAATTAATAAAGCCGTTGGATTTTCTGCCAAAGTATACTATAACTCTGAGTTGTCAGAGTATACTGTAAAATACTATCAGGGAAAAGATACTATGCATGAGGGTACATGGTATTATTCAAATGATAAACAAGATGCTATTAATACGGCGCACCATGAGCTTAATTACATGGCAAATAATAATGCTTTGGCAGATTAACTAAGGAATAATATCATGATAATCGCAATATATAATCACGAATATGGAAATGATGTACGGGTATTTTCAAGTATTGAAAGTGCATTAAACTGGAGAAATGAAATAGCTAATGATTATTGGAATGAGCATTATTACAATGATATTAAACCCGATAATGATATTGGGGCTTATTATTTTGCAAATATGACAGATAATTCAGGGTTTTGTGAATCATTTGAGATAATCGAAAATGTTATCATTGAGGATTAATTATGTATAATCAAGTAAGTAAACTGTATTTTTATGATTATATCGGAAAAAAGGATGTAATAATTGAAGTACAAAAAGAGCGCAATTGTTATATTAGCTATTTTAAAATGAGGGGATTAGATAAAGTAATAGGTTATATTCAAAATCAAAATCAAATGATTAAAGAAGATAATCATTATTTTCTTATATTACCTATGAGTAGGTAATCACTCAAACTAGTAAATTCCGATAATATCTTAGAATAACTCTAGGGTATTATCTGGATGATATTAATTCCAATATCACCAAACCAAAATCAGGATTATGATTATGTCATGCACTGCAAAATCAACGGCTTATACAGGGTTTAAATCAGATAATCTGCTATCAATTAGCAGTGATGCTAAAACTAGTAAGGGTGAGAAACTGGGTTTTCTAACGGGTATATTATATCTCGCACCATACAAAACTATTCCCCTATATAATACTTGCCCTATGGCTGAAATAGCCGGGTGTAATATTGCATGCTTATATACTGCAGGACGTGGGGCTTATAGTAGTGTTCAAAATGCAAGAGTTAATAAGACTAAATGGTATTATCAAGACAGACAATCATTTATGAATCAGTTAGTAAAGAATATTAAAACCCTCATCAAGAAAGCACATAAACAAAATCTAATTCCCCTTATTAGATTAAATGGAACATCAGATATTAAATGGGAAAGAATAATGCTGCAATATAATGGTGAACACTATGATAACATAATGCAATTATTCCCTGATGTTCAATTCTATGATTATACTAAGATAGTAAATCGAGATAATATCCCATGCAATTATGACTTGACATTTAGTTATTCAGGAAAGCCTGAGTTTAGTAAATACGTTAACATGGCAGTAAATAAGGGTATGAGAATCGCGGCAGTATTTAGGGATAAAAAGAATATCCCCGATAACTTCATGGGGCTTTCAGTAGTCAATGGGGATAATTCAGACATAAGGCACCTAGATAATCAGGGTGTAATTGTTGCACTTTACGCAAAAGGTAAAGCACGAAAAGACAATTCCGGTTTTGTTATTAATAACTAAATAAAGGAGTTATTACTATGCAAAAGCTAATTATTATCTCGTGCATTATCATGGCTTTTTATGCATTATTGTGGTTAGTATGCATTTTTGTATGCATGCTAGCAGCCGCAAGAGCTAGGATTCAAGCCAGAATCTAACGCTAACAAACCACCAGCAAAGCCCCTAGAATCAAATCTAGGGGCTTTTCTTTTTGGGTTGATGCAATGCCATGCATCCGGGAAATTCAAGCCCATAAGCGATTCTAGGGGCTTGTATCCGATAGGGTTTGAGGGTTCAATGCATGGGCTTTCATGCGATAGGCATGCATCGGGTTAATGCATGGGCTTGGATCCATGAGCTAATCGAAGGCTTAACTGACGCGCCACTGACGTAACGCAGGCATTATCCCGACTAATAATATATGACAATATATAATATGACAAAATAAAATCGCCTCACTACGTTCGGGTTAATACCTTCAAGCAATAATCAATATAATATAAACCCGAAATATTAAAACCTAATACCATTACTAGGCTAGCGCATGGTTAACGTGATATTTTAAAATCCTGCAGTATAACTACAGGGTAACACGCTGGGCTATCAAGCACCCTTGACTTACAGCAAAGCTATAACCCTACCGGCATATGAC